TCTTCCTGCAAGTCACCAATCAGCGCTTCTGCGTGACGCCACACGGGTGCGAGACGAAGGAGGAAGCCGAGTGGACGCGCGACATGCTGTGCATCGCGCTTGACCAAGTGGTGCGCGACCACGCGAACAAGTAACTATGAGGTTCACTCGGCTGAGATGCAGAGTTCAGAAGCCACCCGGACATGGGTGGGAGCCCCGCCAATTCGTCCCGCCCAAGGAGAACAGCAATGGGTGAGATTGCCACCACTCCTATAGAGTTCTTCAGCCCGAAGACGCTAGCACAGCGCTGGTCACGCTCGCGCCAGCATGTCTATGATCTGATCGCCGCTGGCGAGATCAAGGCAACGCCGTGGGGCCGGCTCGTGCAAATCCACCGGGCCGAGGTAGAGCGCTTTGAGAGGAAGATGCTATGCGAGACGGGTACATCATCGGACGCTACCGCGGCGAATTCTGCGCCAAGCTCTTCGTCAACGGTAAAAGAGTCAGCCGAGTTACGCTTGGCACGGATAACGCAGAGGAGGCGCAACGACAAATCCGCGACCTCAACGCCGAGTTGATCCGTGACGCCCTCCCCGAGGTGATCACGGTAGACGCGCTGATGGACAAGTACATCGCTGACCGTGAGGCCGAGAAGAAGGTCGCCGTTTATCGCATGAAGCAATGCCAGGCGATCCTCAGGCCGCATTTCGGCGCGCTTCGCCCCGAACAGGTCGACAAGGGGTTGTGCACGAAGTTCATCGAGAAGCGGCAGAACGTAAATGTTGCAAATACGACCATCCGCACGGAGCTGGCCTATCTATCGGCGGCGCTGCAATGGGCCGTCGACATGAAGCTGATAGCGGCCAAGCCGCGCATCTGGAGGCCATCCCGCGGGCGACCGCGAAGCGCCCGTGAGGACTACCATCTGACCAGGGCGCAGGCGGATCGGCTGTTGGCGGAAGCCAAGGGCACACCGCATCTGTGGCTCTGGATCATCCTGGCGCTCGGAACCGCCGGCCGGCCGCTGCATATCCTCCAGCTCACCTGGGATCGGGTCGACTTCCACCGCGGCTTCGTCAACCTTGATGACCCGGACCGGGACGCAAACGCAAAGGGGCGCGCTCGAGTTGCCATGAACGAGAGCGTTCGGGATGCGCTGCTGGAGGCCCGCAGGCGCGCCACCAGCCCGTACGTCATCGAGTTTGAAGGCAAGCCCATCAAGAGCATCAAGGGCGCCCTGAAGCGTGCCGCAGAGCGTGCCGGCATCGAGGCGAGCCCCTATGTGCTCCGGCATACGGCGGCCGTGTGGATGGCCGAGGCTGGCGTGCCGATCCCGGAGATCGGACAGATCATGGGGCACAGCAAGCCTGAGATCACCTACAAGGTGTACGCACGCTTCAGCCCAGGACATCAGAAGGGCGCCGTCTCGAAGCTGGAGGTAATGCGTAGCTCGGCCGGGTCTGTTGAACCGACAACACGGAACGTCGGCGGAACCATCGGGCCAGTCGTGATATCATCGTGAAGAAAACCCCAGCAAAACCAACACTCTTTATGTTGAGCGCAGCATTCGTAATGCGTGGGTCGGGGGTTCAAATCCCTCCTGCGGCACCAATAAAATCAATAGGTTATGATGAAGTTATGCCTAGCTCAATGGGGTCGTTTGACCCGGTTAGGCAGAAAATAGACCCCGAAAGGGCTGCCGTTGCAACTCAAGAGCGGCAGCGCTGAACGCCGTCTTGCAGCACCGCATTGGTGCTGCAAGCGGTTCACCCATTCAGGTGTCCACCAGCACTCTGGCCATCTGCAACTCGCCTGGGTCACAGGTTCGATCCCTGTACCGCCCACCACGCTCCTCTATTCTGGTTTGCAGGGCACGCGCGGTACCCGATCTGGCCGGCCCTCTCGATCTTCGCGACTCAGCTCGACGTAGGCGGCCTCGGCGTATGGGCCGGCAATCTGCGCCAGTGCGGCGGTCGCCTGTACATCTGACAAGCGATGTGTTGATTTCCACGCGCCGACCATCTGCCGTAGTTCGGCGATGACCTCCGCGTATGGCCGGTTGATGGGCTTCATTGCCTGCCTCCTCATGTTCTGTTGGGGGTCTTCTGCAAATCGGCCGCAACCGTCGCCACAACGGTCGGCATGATCTGCCGCTTCAGCTCGGCCGTGAATGCTTGGCCTGCAGCCAGCGCGTCGTCCCAATTCTTGAACGGCCCGATGCGGTTCACGCACTCACCATCGACAAAGACATGGATGTCGGACCCGTGAGGGTGGATCCCGATCTCTGCGTTTACCGTCAGCATCGACATGGCTACAGCGCCCTCCGAAACATCTGGCTCAGCATCTCGTGGAGAATGCGAGCCTCCATCTGAGTGATGATGTTCTCCGAGGTCGACTTCGGCCCCACAATCTTTATGGTCGCGCGCCCGACAGCCATCATGGTTCCGGGTGTGCGGGTTACGCTCATGGAAATCTTGTTGTCCAGCTCGTTGACAAACTCCCGCTGCATCCCAGCCTCCTATCGTTCTGTCGATTTGCGCAAATCTTCCACCGAAGCCATGTCCCGCAAGTGGTCCTCGATGAGTGCTGCTATCCTGCGGTAGCCAGTCATCCAGTGCTGGAACGCGACGCCGCCAACCGCATACGGGCACGCGGTCTCCACCTCGCCGAGCTCGGCGGCTCGTTCGCCCATCTTCTGCCACTTGATGACCGAGCCCACGCGCACCTCCCTATCGGAATTGACCGTCGCAGAGATAGCGATGCGCAGCAGCCATCTTGAAAGCGTACCGCCATCGCATCGGTCCTGCGCCATGCCGCTTGCGGCGAACGATCCACAGCGCTCGCGCCCACATCTTCCAGCCGTAGAGCCATCGCCAGGCGTGCACGTGCTGCTCCTCAATTTCTCTCGCGAATGCGGCGCCTAAGCCGTCGCGCGGCCTCTGTCTTCTCGACGATCAGATCGCCAATATCTGCGTGCGGCTGGTTGGCCTCAGCGATCCGCAGCGCCTCTAACTGCGCCAACGTCGCCTCAAGCTCCGCCGCGAGTTTCGCCTTCTTCTGCAACCTCACAGAGGTACGCATCGTCTCTCCTATCTTATCAGGGGTCGCCAGCGAACACGTCGTTGGCGCCAGCTTCGATTTCATCTCCATCGCGCTCAGTCATCTCGTTGCGAAGACGCTCAAGGAGAGCATGCGTTGTGTTTGGAACGGGCGTCGGGAACTTGGCTTCCACATACTCGCCCCAGCTTACAAGCTGGCGCACTTCGTCATCACTTAGCTCGAACATCGCGTCGCTCCTCATTTCCGCACTTCGATGACGCGCGTTGATTGACCGTCAAGCATCGCCCGCTTGCGCTCCGCATCGGCCGACAATCGGTCCACGAAGCACGTGGCGTAGCTCTGACTTTTCATCCACCCAGCGACACGATGCCACCAGCGCTGCGGATATCGGTCGTCTTCCGGCCACTCAATCACGAAGGGCATCTGGTTCTCCTCCGCCGCCAGCCTGCCACGCCGTACATACACATCACGAAGAACCACCAGTTTGCTCTCCACCGATGACCACATGTCCAAGTTGGTTGCAGCCGGCGGCATTCTCGGTTGTGCCAAATGACTGCGAGGATCGCCCTGGGCAGCCGCAACAGGCTCAGACGTGGTCGCAACTCAATGCTCCTTTGCTACCTGTCTACGAAATACTCTTCGATCTGATAGTCGGTCGAGGAGATGCAATCGAACTTTCGACGCTTGGTTTCCTCGAAGTCTCGTTCGGTTGCAGCGTGCGCTTTTTCTCGGGTCGAGAACACGCCGATCATTCGCGGATCGCGCAGAGTTTCTTTGCCAAAGGTGACAACGAATACCGTCTTCACGTCGCGCTCCTATCTTGACAGCCCAAGCGCGCGCTTCAACCCCGCGAGGGTTTGGCCACCGCTTCGCTCGAAGTCCTGCAATGCACGTCGCGCGGCCGCTCGATCCTGCTCAGCTCGTCGTTCGGCAACCGCAGCCGCCGCCTCCGCATTGAGGCATTCACGGCAGAACAAGTAGCCGTGCCTGTCGCATGTCCACTTGCCAGGGCCGATGCCAGCGTGGTGTGTGCCGTATCTCATTCGTGCCTCCTCTATTCCGGGTGCCTTGCAAATCTTCCGTCCATGAACTCGCCAATCGGGCGAACCCATACGCGCCCATCGCCATGCGCTTTGTAGACGACAACTGTTGCCAGCGTCGCCTCGATCTCAGCCACGGCGATCACGTCGTAATAGCCGCCCGTCTTCCGGTGTCGGAACGTATCTCCCATCGACACTTGGCTCAGCGGCTCACCCGTTTCCACGACTGTCACGTTCAATGCTCCTAAACTTCTGTTGGGGTCTTCTGCAAATCTCGCAGGGTGCGCAAGTCCAGAGGTTTCACGCCAAGCCTGTAGCAGTCGCCAGCGTGCCAGTAGAGTGCCGGTTCGCGATCCATGGTGTAAACGACACGCTGACCCCGCTCGATGGACTTCCCGCAGTGGTCACACACCTCGCCGCAGTTCTTGAATGGCGTCACCAACTTCAACATCGCTTTATCCCTTCGTGGGCAAGATGCAGTCCAGCACAAGGCCGATAGCGAAGAACGCCCACATGAGGCCGACGATCTCTGCCCACGGCATATGTGCCTCCTATTCTGCTGACGGTTTTTGCAAACCCCACAACACTGCGGCTTTGATCAGACCACCCATGCCGCTCAAGATCATTCCTGCAGCAACCCACCAGTTGGGCGCAGCTCCGAGCAGCGCAAAAACGCCAGCAGCGCAGCACCAATTTGCGCACAGCAGCAGGTGAACTCGCTCGCTCATGCTGCGCCTCCTCATGTGTTGCTGGCTGAGAACCGATCTTCCCAGCGCTTCGCGTCTTCGGGGTACGCCCACCGCATATCCTCAATCATGCGCCAGAAGCGTTCCTTATCTTCAGTCTTGTCGTCGCGCATCGCGTACATGTGACGGCGCAACAGATCGCCGTAGACGTACGCGGCTGGCTTCCACGGCTCCTCCAGGACACGGCCCTCCGATTATTTGATCAGTCCCATTTGCTTGAACTGCTCGCGGCGAGCGAAGTTCTGCAGTTCGCCGCGCGTCACCCACCCGTGGATTTTACCGCACCGGATGCATTTGCCGCCGATGCCTTCCGGCATGTCGTGGACGCGGCAGGCGAGACACCGGCCGAAGCGACAGCACATTCGTCCGAGCCACTCGCTGAAGGTTTCCAAAATTGTCTCTCCTGCTCTTTCGTGCGACATGCCCCGCAGTAGGGGATCGGCGTTCCGTGTCTACACTTCACAGGCCCTCCTATCTTGTTGCTTTCTCACGGCGCCAAACCGCGACCGTGACCCAGATTGCGACTGATGCCGTTCCGATAATCATGCTCGCCGCCCCGACGTAGTGTATGAGCGTTGCCGGCACGTCGATCGGGTCAACCAGGAACCAAAACGCGGCACCGACCACGACGAGAAACAAGCCAGACAATCCGACGCGGATCGGTCCTATCTGTTCGCTGAAGGGCTCCATGATGCTCCTATGCTGTCGAGACTGGCGCGCAGCCGATGTGGTAGCGCTGGCCCATCGTCGTGATGTGTGCGTCGTGCGGGATTGACGTGTAACACGTCGGGCACTGCTTCTCCGGAAACACCTTGAGCGAGCGTTCGATGATGGGGTTGACACATTCGTCTTCCACGTCGACCGCGTCGATGCCGTTTAGGATGTCACCGAGCTGACTAAGCAAGCACGCCGTGCGCTCGCCAACCTGATCTTCCAGTCCCTCCATGCCAGCGCGGTCCTGGAAGAGGCGCGCATAGTCGGAGTGAACCTTCGCAATCACATCGGCCATGTGCGCGATGGCGCGGCACTGGTCGGCGACCTGCTGGCGCTTCGTCTGGGTGTCCATGTCTTGCTCCTGTCTTACCGTTTGCGCCTAGCCTTGGCGCGCTTCAGATAGTTGTTCACTGACGCGGGACTTATGTCGAATTTGAGCGCCAGCGACGACACCGTTGCGCCTCGCTTGCGCATCCGCACGAGGGTTGCCGCTTGGCGCGCGGTGAGTTTCGGCTGCGCTCCGTACATGAAACCGGCATCCTGTAGAGCCTTGATGCCAGCCGACGTGCGCTCTGACGTGCGGTCCACTTCGAGCTGCGCTAGTAGCGCCGTAAGCCCCATGGTGAAGCGACCGATCGGCGTCTTTACTTCCAAATGCGGCTCTGTGATCGAGCGAATTATGCAGCCGGACTTCTCGACCCGCTCGAGAAGCTTGTAGGCGTCGGAGGTGTTGCGCACGAGCCGGTCGAATTTCCATACCAGCAGCACATCGCCTGGGCGCAGGTCTATCAGCGCAAGCTCTAGCTGCGGCCGCTTGTGCCGCGTCGCGCTGCGCTTCTCCTGATAGATGTTCCAGCAACCGGCTTTCTCCAATGCCGCGACTTGCATTCGTAGGTCTTGGTCGTCGGTGCTGACCCTCGCGTAGCCGATCAGCTTGCCGGTCTCCTGCTTCTTCTGCACGCCAACCCCAGCGGTTTCCACAGCTCAACATCACATTTAGCGCAAATCCCCTTGACTGTCTAGTAGGCGTACGCTAGTTATACACCATCAGGCACGGGAGAGACGTAATGGACCGCTTCAACGTCGCAGATCATGAGACCTTCGTACTTGTGACTGAGAAGACCATTCCGGGGCGCAGCTTTTTCTCATGCTTCGGCGCGAAAAAGGCGAGCTGGGGCTATCGCGGCTGCGGCGTGTTCAGCGTTCCGAGCGGCGAGCGCGAGGCTAACGTCAAGGCTCTGCTCACCGGCAAGTTTCATCGCTATCGCGTGTTTGATAACGACACCGGCCGCGAACTCACGATCTGAGGCCGGCCAGATGCGCAAAGACCTAATCCCGATGGTCGGCGGAGTGCCGCAGACCCGACACATGATCAGGTTGAGGAAGATGGCAACGCTACCAATTCCGGCAATCGAGCTTCAAACGCTTGCCGCCTACGACGCATCAGACCGGCACATTCCCGACAGCGACCTTGACGATGAGCAGCCCATTACGCTCACGGTCAGCACGACGCTTGGCGAGGTACGGCGCATGCGGCGTACACATGCGATGATCGCGGAGGGTAAGCGTCTGCGCGATGCGGACGAGCGTGCACGTATCGCTTACGAAGACAGCCTGTAAGAAAGGCCCGAGATGTGCGAGCGGTGCGATGATCTGGAGGAAGCCCTGACCCGCATCATGCTTTGGGCCGATGCCTACCCTCAGGACATCTTCCACGTGCCCGACGCCGCCGAGCTGAAGCGCGCCCATGAAGTTCTGAAGGCGAACGGCATGACTATCGATGCGATATCGGCGCACGCTATGCGTCACGCTCTACAGGGCGTTGGCGAGATCGCGCGCGGCATTCTGGCGAAGTGAGAGAGGCCAATCTGATGCCGATAGGCCCGAGCGACATCACGATAGCAAGTCAGGGCGCCAACATGGGCGCCCTGCGGATCATGTCTCGACGGACGGAAGAGCACATCGTCAGGGCCATGCTCCGCGACCTCAACGCGGAGGGACTCGTCGTCGTCAGATTGTCGGACTTTGAGAAAGGGCGTGATCTGATAACCGCGATCAGCGTCGCGATCAAAACCGACGATGACGTTTAGTGTAACGGAGGCCTCTAAGGTGGCGAAGCCATGGACAAACCAAGTGATGCCGCCGCTGCAAGTGCAGCGAGAGTTTGGCGTCGCGCTTCTGCCATGCCCGTTCTGCGCGAGCGAGAACGTCGGCATGTGGGTTGTCGGTACGCCGCACGTCACGTGCGGAAGGTGCGAGGCCGATGGTCCCGCCATTTGGGGACCACGCGAAAACCTGGAAGAGCGCCGTCGCGAAGCAGCACTGCGCTGGAACGTGCGCCCGACTCTTCCTCAACCGTCAACGTGAGGCCGCCACGATAGCAATCAACACTTGGGCAGGGAGCGGACCAATGCAGATCGATCACTATCGCCTGGATGTGGACGACGACAAGGGCGGCTTTTCGTTCACCTACGTGCGTCGCGACCTCAGGTATGCAGTCTCGCAATTCGAGAAGCACAGGTGTCGTGCGGGCGTGTCCTGCGTCACGCTGCGCGGCGTATCCGCGTGGGGCGACCACATCGAGAACGTGAAGCACTATTCCGCGAACAGTTGAGGCCCGAGGCCATGAGCGATACTTGCCCGCGCTGCTACCCATTCATGAAGGGGAACAAGGTCTGTCGTGAGCATGCGCTCGAAGATGCGATCAGACCATTCGTCGAGGCAAGCAAGCGCTACGAGGAGAGCGGCGGCGACTTCGCGAAGGCGTTCCATTCTGTATCGGTCGCGGACATCCGCCGCGCCGCTGCAATTGACCTGCCGAAGAGTGACAAGGAAAGGCCCCCAAGTCGTGCACGCAAACTTACCTGGCAGATAGAGGACGAGCGCACGTCGCCTCACGGCGCTGTGGTGCAACTACTTCGGAGTGGCAAACATTGGGGCGTGCGCATTTGGTGGGATGAGTGTGAGTTTGAGATCACAAAGCACGCATCCGAACAAATTGCACGCGAGCAGTTCGCAACAGCCAACAACTGAGCCCCGACGATGCGAACCAGCGAAGAGCGGGACCGAATGCACGACGAAGTCGTCGCGCGCTTCCCTGCTGGATTGACGCGCGGGCAGTTCAAGCTGGTGACGCTTGAAAGCGCGGACGAAGAAGACGGCCGCGTGTATCCGCCGTCGGTTGCCGACGGCGTCATGGCTACGCATTCGCTGATGATGGCGCTCTGGCTGCACGACAAAGTCGTGGAGCCGGGCTGGCGTGGCTACGACGTGCCGATGTGGTGGAAGATCACCCAGACGGGTCGCGATTGGGTCGCGGCCCAAAACGGAAATTGAGGCCCGAGGCTTGGAAGCCACCGCCACAGTCGATGACGACGCCCTCTCGTTCCTGCTCTCGCTTGTGGCGAGGGAGCTGGTGGCGCGGAACTCTCCGTTGTGGAAGACGGATGTTGAGGCGGCGGCAGATGAGCACTGCGAGGCATGCGAAGCGGTGTGGAGCGAACTGTATCGCATGCTCGATAAGATACCCGTTGAAGCGGCGAAGCCGGCGCGGCCGGAACTGATAAAACGGGCGCTGAAGCGCGACATGAAAAAGGCGCTGAAGGCAGCACTGAGCAACACAGTCGATCAGTTGGTCGACGACCTGTAAGGAAGGCCAGACATGCTCAGGGTGGGACAGAAAATCGTATGTATCGACGGCGCGCCAGTGCGGAACGACTGCGCGGAGGTGATGCCGCTCCGCTTGGTTGAGGGCCAGATTTACACGGTCCGCGAATTACACACCGAGCCGCATATTCATGGCTACGGAGTGCGCCTTGTTGAGCTGCCCAATCCGTCAATCGTCTGGAGCGACGGGACCGAGAAGGAATGGTCCTACCAGTCAGAGCGCTTTCGGCCAATCGTCGAGGGCGAAACCGAAGCGGGTATGCGCGACCGCGCTCCCGTCAATAGTTGAGGCCCGTTCCAGCGGTAGAGGTCGGTGCACCGCTGAAACCTCGAACAAGCACCGGCCGATCTTATCGGAGCTAGAACCCGATGGACGACGTGAAGAAGCAAGTGAAAGAGATGATCAGCAAGGCGGCGGAGGCAGAGAAGTCCGACGACGCACTCAAGTTTTCGCAGGCGGCACTGAACGCGGCGAACGCCTTGCGTCAGATTACCGACACGAAGTAGGCAACCAGCGCCGCGCTCGGAGACGGGCGCGGCGAACTTCAACGAAGGCCCGAGCGTGTCGCGCGACCCGAACTGGATGGACCCCGATCAGACAATCACGCCGATTGTCTTGTCCGATATCATCGTCCGCATGCAGCTCAGAGAAGAAGTGGACCCGCGCCTGATGCTGCGAACGCTGCAATGGGCGAATGCTCAGATAACTGAGATGCACGAGAAGATTGAGCGGGCGCGCTGGGCGCTCCGCGACCCGCAATAGAGGCCGCCGTCATGCAGGCGGTGGCTTGCGGTTGTGCGCTCAAAGCGGCGCATCCCGACCACATCGCACAACTGGCGACAATACAAAGGCTTAGCTTAATCGGATCGTCCCCCGCGCGCGACACCGAACCGAGGTCCAAAAACAAAAGCAACCCCAACGCGGGGCCGCAGTCAGGCGCAAAAGGACGAAGGCACAAATATCAACCAAGCAACAACATCAGGGCGCACGCCGACGTTAGGGCCGTTGCATTCACCGCCCACCGATGCACCCAGGTAGAATTGTACCAGCCATAAAACATCATCCAACAACCCCCAATCCAGCGAGCCACGCTAGGCCGGAGGACAAAACCCGCCACAGCCAGCGCAGCCCCGGCAAAAGTAGGGTCCATATTGCCGCCGCCGCCAAGGCCAGCAGGGGCCACATATGATAGAGCAGCTTCAGGAGCCCAACGATCTTGGTCGCGATCTCCGCCATGGAGCTGATCCGCTCCCAATGATCTGCGGATGTCGGCGATGACTGGATCGAGCGGTCTTCGAGGGTCGAAATCCGCCCATCGTGACTCGTGGTCTGAGTCTTGAGCACCCGAAGGCGCGCCCAGAAAATGCTTTCGAGCTCCATCGCGCATATCCGTGCTTCCTCTATGAAGTCGGCTTGTCACGCTCCCTCGACGGAAACAACGCCTTCAACTGCTCACTGCAGGACTGCCTATGCGATCTTTCAACCCTTGCATTCCGCTTCCAGGCTTCTCGATCCCTCAGGGCGATCACGTCGGTGATGTCCTGGTCCGGAAGCCTGGGTTCTTTTGGTGATGGCACCTTGGTGGTATCGCATTGATCGGGTAGCTGGGGAGAGTCGTTTGTGATATAGAGCGGGGGCGGAGCGTCCTTGGAGCAGGCGGATAGAATAACACAAGCCGCCAGTATCGTGGTGATGCGCATTTTGTTTTCCACGGAAGGAGGAGAACGGTCGTGCCGAATGATCACAATTGGGACCACGTCTTGGGTTGGCGTGTCGGCAAGCTTGTGGCGAAGCAGGTTTCCGGGTTGACCACCAGCGACGGGTCTATTGCGTTATCCGCTAAATGTGATTGCGGAAAAGTAGTGAAGATATCAGCGTCTAGGTTTGTGGTTGGCAACTATAGATCATGCGGGTGCGCAAGAGGTCCCGGCAAGCGTCTCACAAGCGCAAACAAAACGTCGCGCTTTAAGGGCGTAAGTTTTGCGGCGAATAGAACCAAACAGTGGAAGGCGCAATGTCTTCGTCCAAACGGAAAGCGCCACATTGGATATTTTGATACAGAGGAAGAGGCGGCGCACGCTTACGATTCCGTTGCAACCCTAGCGTATGGGGACGCCGCCCTGACTAATGCGCATCTGGGGTTATTTGATGAAGTAGACCCACCATCAGATCGGCGGCCCTTCTTCCTGGAGAAAGATTTGTAACCAAAGCCTACCGATTCAACTCCTTCACCATCACCCTCGGCCAAACCACCGGCCTGACCGGCTTCTTCAACAGTTCCGCTTCCAGCTTGGAATTCTGCAATGTCAGCACGTCGATTTCCTCTACTAGGTTCTTCTCTGCTCTGGAGCCGATGGCCATGGCGTCACGTTCTCGCTTTTGTCGCAGCGCGAGTTGCTGGATGCGGGCGTTGGCCATGCGGAGCTGCCAGGAGTTGCGTTCATCGAGTCTTGCGTCATGGCGGAGCCAGAACAAGCCGCCTACCAACAGTGCCACCCCCAGCACAACCGCCACGGCTTGCATGGCGATGCCGGAGAGCTTCTGAGTCCACCAACCCAAGGAAAGGAGCGCCATCATGACGAGTGTTCCAGACACCAAGCCGCCGCAGGGTTTCAAAATGTGGATGAGCCCATATGGCTTCGCTCCGGGAACTGAAACGCCATACGATTATGAGCTGGTAGAAATCTGGCGATCCGGGAACAGAGATGTTGTCTACCCTGCGAAGCTACACCCGGCATTCAATGTGGCTAACCTCTACTGGCGCCCAGCGAAGCGCTTCGGCGAAGAGATGTCAGCCTAAACGGCGTGCTTCCGCCTCCAAAGATACGCCATGACCGCCCCGAACAGAGCAGTTGCAGCTACCCAGAACAGCGGCTCGCTCAGAACGGCCAATAGGAAGGCCGTGAGGCTGAATTTTCCGGCCGGGGCCGACCTCTCGACGATCCCAGGAGCTGCCGCCGTGAGCCCTCCTAGGCCGCCTACGCCTAGGCTGGCCTCGGTGGCGAGGGGCGGGGATGGATTTTGGGCCGGAGCCTTGCCGATCTCGGCGCTCTGAGCATGCGGGTCCGCCAACGGCTCATCTGCCTCTGTTGCGGCGTGGAAGAGACGAGAGCCAGAAATAGCTGCCAACGCGACCCGCTCGACACCATCGCATCGGCTCATCCAGCCCCTGCCAAACTTCCAGAAGGTTCTGAGACCCCGCAGAAACCTTCTGCGCTCCTCCATGTAGGAGTGGATGAGTTGTGCTGGCTCCGCCCGATGAACTGCCGCCATTGTAAGCGATCCAAGATGCCCATCAATGGACAACCCAAGCACGCGTTGAAGCGACTTGATCGCCTGCCCACACCCCGAGTTGACCGAAAAATCCCACACCTCCAAGTCAACGCCCGGCGGCATTTCGCTTGCGCGCGCCGGCACCCAGTAGTTGTCCCGATAGATGGTGGTGAACTCTTCTCTTGTGATCGCCTTCACGCTCTGCCGCGGCAAGCGGGAACGATCACGGAATGCGTCATACTCAACCTGGATGATGCCGCACATTGTCGGCCCACCAGGGTCCTCTTTGACATTGCTGTATCCACCTTCCCAGCGTAAGGTCTCGGCAAGGCAGACAGGGAAACGGTCAGGCATTGCTCATTAGCCTCAGATCAGACCGTAAACGGCATAGTCGCCACTGGCGATGTTGCCGGATGAGAACATGAAGCGGATTGCATCCGTGTCTTGCGCCGTCTCGCGAGCGCCGCCGCCTGCGGAATGTTCGCCCTGCGGCGTACCGTTGTTGGTGATGTAGTAGCCATCGAAGAAAACGCGCGACCAGAACGCGGCGCTGGTGTTCTTCAGAAGCTTGATCTCTCCGAAGTAGCCTTCATTCGCACCGTTGCCGATCTGGTTGTTGGCACCCGTGTTAGTCATCACGATCTGATTGGCGGAACCGCTGCCAACGGCTGTTGCGGTCGGCGTGTCGTTGACCGAGTTCACCGCGTAGTTATAGCCCGTAGCATCGTAGGTGGACCCGGCGTCCGTCGAGAACCTGCACCACAAATCGACGCCATCAGTGGCGGGCACGAAGCCGGCCAAGGAAATGAGGAAACCTCGATAGCCGGTATAGGTGCTGAGCACGAGGTCGAGGGTAGCGGCGCTACTGACAGAACCAGAGGTCAACAGGAACGCATTGCGCACCGCCAGCGCCGTCATGAAGGCGGTGTTATCGGTCCCTGTTTGGGCCTGCGCCGTGGAAGCCGTCAGCGAAACCCAAGCCGAGGCCTGGAATTGATAGAGCGTGTTCTCGTCCTGGACATAGGCGAGCCAACCGCAATCAGTGGGTGGCGTGTACTTGTTGAACGAGGCGCCGTTGGCCTCGATGATGTCGCCTACAGAGTAGGTCGAGAAGGCGCCGGAGACGATATAGCGCGCGCCGGCCGTTGGCGAGCCAGGCGCAGCGCTGACCAGATCAACAATTGGGATGACGGCCGGCGCACGGGACGCCATCAGCGGCGGCGTGTGTCCAACAAGCTTGAAGCCGGTTCCGTCGCAGATGATCTCCGCGCCTTCGCCGATCTGAAAGGCGCGGGCCGTGAAATTCTGTCCCTCGAAGGCGATGTTCTCGGAAGCTGCAAGTATGACCTGATTGGCTGTTCCAGAGCATCGAACTTTGACGGACCAGTTGTCACCCAGCGTTGCCGCCGCTGTCAGCGTCAACGTAAACTGGCCGCCCGTCGTGTTGGCCTCGATCAGCTTGGATCGATCCGCCGCCACGATGGTATAGTTTGCCGTCTTGGTGATGACGGGCTGGGTGAGGGTGGAGGTCGAACCCGTGGTCAGGAATGTGGAGGTATCCAGCGCCCCCTTGATGTTGTCGAGAGTGCGGATGATGTTGTCGTCGGCGTCGGTGATGACGACCTTGTAGGCGGCCGTCCCGGTGTACACCATGACGGCAGTGGATGAGCCGAAACTGGCAACAGGCGTGCCCAGGCTATCGCAATAGACGGTGGCCCCCAGAGACGCGGACAGGGCCGAATCCGAGTACACCGTCTTGGGTGTGGTGGTGGTCGCATTGTAGAAATTGATCTTCGCCCCCGACACGGGAGCGCCGGTAGCGTTGTCGGTGATGCGGAAATTTGGGGGGAAGATTTGTACGGCATCAACCATCTTGAAGGCGCCTCAAAGCTTTGTTAGGGAATGGATGTCACTGTCCGCGCGTAAGTCTGTTTTCCCAGTAGGCGGGGTCATTGGGGTCGGTGATTTTCTCAGAGGTTGGCTCTTCTTTCGCTTTCGCCGCCCGAGTCGTTGGAGTAGGCTTGCTCTGCTGCGGAGCATCAAGGAGCCTTTTCTTGATCTTTTGCCCCGTGTGGGCATCATAGGCGACACCATTGATGTCGCGCTTCACGCCGGGAGGCAGATCAGATGCAGATCGACTGGGCGAAGCTTCGGGAGACGGCAGTTGACCTCGAGGCGGGCCAGACAACGCATTCGGCACGACGGCGCCCGACGCTTGAGGAGTACCAGCGGATGACGCCGCGCCAACAGTGGTCGGCCGCAAAAGCGCATTTGTCTCCACAAGAGTACCGGAGAGAGGTGCGTCGATGGATACGCCTGTGGGTTGCGCACCTGCTGGCCCCCGCCACCGATTCCCCAGCGCGGTAGCGCCTCTTCCTATGGCGCGCACCAAGTCGGTTCCGAACAGCCCTCCACCGAAGCCCTCAACACCGCCCATGATCAGGCGCTCTTGCATTTTCTGCGGGTCGTAGAACTCGGCAGAAGCCGCAGAGCGGATCGGGTTGGCCTCGGGCAAGGACTTGAAGTCCTGGAGGCGATCAACAGCCTCTTGGCGCCGCGGGTGCGCGGCAGGAAGGTTTTCCGCGAGCGCTTCGTACATGCGACGCTTCGGATTGTCGGGCTCCGTCGCCAAGGCGTTGTAGGCGAGGGGAAGGTTTGCGGTGATGCCGCCGGAAATGGTGCCCGTGGTCAAAGGCAGGGCGTAATCTTTGAAGACCTGGCCGGGCAATGTCTCCCCCGGCCCCGTCGCCAATCGCGACAGTTTAGCCCCAGCAAATCCAGCGATAGCTGGGGCTAAGCCGCCAGTCTTGTCGTAAACTTGGCCGACTGCGGTATCGGAAAACCGCCTATCCCGCGCCATTTCCTTGGCTGCCGCCGCTTCTGCCGTCGCGACGGCGCGATCGTACTCCGCCCGATCCTTCCTTTGCGCCTCCGCTTCGATCTCCCGCTTCGTGGCAGCATCAGCGCTCTCGCGGCCAAGCCTAGCGCTGGTTTCCGAAGCCCGCCTATCAATCTCGGCTTGGCGCTCAGAACGCTGCCGCTCCATCTCCATCTCGCGCCGCTGCGTTCGCGTGAGCGGCGTCTGGGCCTCCGCCTCAGTTACCGGAGAGCCGCCGATGTCCGAAACCGCAGCGGCGCCATAGCCACCCGCAAGGGTTTTCAGCGCGGCCATCGGCCTACCGACTGCCATCGCCGTCTGTACACCTGCATTTGTTACGGTGGGGACAGAAGGATCGATCATCGCGTCACGCACGGCATCGCTCGCTCTGCCCACCTGCGGGATGCCCGTGAACTCGCGCGTGATAGGCTCCACCCTCAGAAGCGTATCGATGGCCGGACCCGCCGAGGTCGGAAGCCCCATGTTGATCATTGCCCTTTCTGCCTCCGGCGAGAGGCTGTTGCGCAGCTCGCCAAAACCCTGGGGTGGCAACGTAGGCAGATAGGGCAACCCGTGCTCCCCGGCACCAACCTTTGGCCGGACCCGATCAAGGATGGCCCGCTTCTCGACGGGCGAAGCCCGCGCCAGCTCTGCCGCCAGCTCTGCCAGCGCTGCATCGAAGTCAGAAACTTGCTCTGGGGCGATCTCGTCGGCCATGGCCTATCAACCTGATCTGTGCTAAGCGATACGCATGCGGGGGTTTTGGCGCGTCCAACCGTCGAAACGGCTGGCGTTCTACTTCATTGTCGCGCTACTGAAGCCGGGGCTGGTTTTCTACTGGCTGCTCTTCATCGCCGCTTGGCTTGATCCCATTTTCGGCGGCGATGGCGCGATAGACGGGGAGTAGGGCTTGGTCTCTCTTGGCGAGCTCGCCCAGGCGGTTGATGTGCGTTAGGATGCGCGGCGCCGTCACATTGATGGGCGCCCGTAAAGCGGCTGCACGCAGTTGCGCGTAGGTGGTCATCCAGCGCGTATAGGCGGGGCGCGACAGCAGGATCGAGGCTGCAAGTCCCGTGCCCGCGACCCCAAGCGGGAGCATGAAGTTACCACTGGCGATTGAGCCGGCCGATCCTACTAACGCGGTCAGGTTCATCGTGTTGGTGCCGCTGCGCGAGCGGTTGGTTTGCTTCTCGACATTGGCGAGTCGAGACACCACGCGAGCGAAATCGTCTGTTGCAGATGCTTGCTCGCCACCGAACAGAAGACGCCGGGCAGCAGGGTTCATCTCCTGCCATCGCCGCATGGCGCTCTCTGGCGAGAAGCCAAGCTCCTGCACAATGCCACCTGCTGACGGTTGCGGTTTGCCAAGCTCTCGGAACACCAGCGCCGAAAGCTGGTTGCGTTCCTCCGGCCGGAGGACGGCAACCGCCGTCCGCAACATCTGCATGTTGCCTTTGGTGCCGTCGAGCGCCGCGCGGATAAGGAGTCCCGCCGCCTGTTGCGGGTTTTCCGTGCCGACGACCTTGGAGAAGCGGTCCATTCGCTCCATACCCATGCGCGTGTAGCGATCGGCGCGACGTAGGGCATACAAAGCGCCTTCAGCCTTGCGCGCCATATCCAAGCTGACCGCATCAGCCCGGTTGTTGCCGAGCTGAGATTGATTGCGAGCACGATTGGCAAGATCCATAACGCCAATCTCTATGTCGCGCGAGATGGCACCATAGAGTTGCTTAAGCTGCGTGCGGTCAAGGCGCACATCATAGATGCCGAAGTTGGACAGTGCGCGGCCAATCTCCGTCCGCATGCTCTTCATGGTTGGCAGCGTTACGTTCGTTTTTACCCGATCCGCCATACCAGCAAAACGGCCGCCCACAATGCCGCCGGATATCCCAGCCTTCGCTTCAGCCGCAGCCATGGCTTGAAACGCATTCTTTGTGTTCGTCGCCGCCATCAAATCTGGGTTGGCCGCATTGTTTATCTTCATCTTAGCTGGAATCTGCTGCCACGCATGCTCAAATAGAGCCTCTTGACGGGCGGCGAATGAAGTCTCCGAACTTGGTGCTCGAATAATCTGCGCCAGCTCGGCGTGGCTCATGTCTTCAGCGGAGCGGCGGGCCAACATAACCTGATCAAGCGGGCGCGCAGCCGCTACTGGAACACCCCTTGATGTTGCGGCGCTAGCGACATCGCCAATCGCTTGGCGGGCTTGCTGCGCTTGGCTCGCTCGCTCTACGGCACCTGCAGACATTGTGGAACCGCCACGAGCCGCCCGCTCGTATACAGCCAGCCGCCCAGCGTCATTCATAATAACGTGCTTGGATGGGTCGAGATATTCCAGAGTTCCGTCTGACTTCACGATGGCTTGCCGTCTTGCTGACAGCGGCGCCGATCCAGGGAGGGGCGACACAAGCTCTCCGACATACCGCCCTGGCGCAAACGGCTGCACCCCAAGATCTGAGAGCGCGCCAGGCTCAAGACCACGAATCCCAGACGTGCGATAGCGATCAAGGCCACGCTGTAGCGCAGCACCTGTTTGCTCCACGCTGGCGGCCGGCGCCATGGCGTCCGCAATCCGTCCCTGCGCGGACACCACGTCACGCATGGACTCCTCTAGGGCATTGCGGACGGGGGCGCCGATGATGGGTGTTTCAGCCAGTTGCTTGGCGACTGAAGCGACAGGACCCTGGTTGAACGCTGGGCCGAACTTGCGCACATCGATATTTTCGAAGGCGCGCGCGTCCTGGACAGCATTGGCGGCGCGCTCCGTTGCCAGTGCTGCTCCCGTCCGTGTTCCGACTGTGCCCGCCGTCTGTGCGCCTTGTAGCGTTCTCTGAATGCCCGTCACAGGCCCAACAGCCAAACCTGGCACGATCTCACGCGCAACGCGCGTCATTGCGCCTTCGTTGGTCTGCGCCTCAGCCTCTCTGCCGGCCGCCGCTGTGTGCCGCGCAAAGACCGCCTCGCGCCCCGTCTCTGGGTCGTTGGCAAGGAAATCGGTCTGCGGATTGATGCGCAGAAGCTCGCCGTTCGGTCCCTTATAGGCAGGGCCGAAATCGTATTCCTCGACATCACCCAGCTTCTGTGGTTTGGCGGGCGCATATTGCGAGAACGCATGCGGCGAGACGCCTTGGCGCGCCAAATTACGCCCCTCCAGTTCTCCCTGCAGCATGGCCTTGCTGGCGTCCCCGAAGCCCATCGCCGCTGGCTTTGGCGGCTGGTAGTCTTCCCATGGACCACCAGCCGGCGCGGCGTCGGACATCGGCACGATCTGTGCCTTGGCCAGCGGCATCTGCGCTGGCGCCGCTGGCGCCTGCTGATAGTCCTCCCAAGGCCCCGTCACTGGGCGCGCTCCCAGCTGTTGGAGTCAGCGGGATTGCCACCCTTGAAGCGGTATGGCACGCCATCCCGCCCCGTCTTGATCGTGCCTATTGGCGGAGCCGCCGGCAGCGGGGACGTGTTGGGCTTCGTCACTTGGGGACCGCCCGGCGGCCCATTCTGCGCCTTCGTCACGCCACTCAGGTCAAGCGGGACCTGCCTGTTGACCTCCGCCATGATGCCAGGCGAATCCGGGGGCATGCCGCGCTTGTAGAACTCCATCTCCAACTGATGCCGCAGCATCGAGCGCTGCGCCACAGCCTTTAGCACGGGCAAAGCTAGAGGCAACGTTGACGGATCGGACTGCAAGCTCGCCGTGGCTCGCTCGCTGGCGATCATGTCGAGGTTGCTGGCGGGCTTGAGCTGCTTCGTCAGCTCAAAGACGCCCTTCTGCGCCAGGAACTGGAACAACTCAGTCGGTGCAATACTGTCGTCCTTGATGCCAAGCGACGTGCCAAGCTTGCGCAGCTGCAAAAGCTGCGGGCCGGCGAATCCAGTCCTCGCGTGAGGCGCCAGCTCCTCCAGGGTGCTCATGATGTTGTGCGTGTCCGCCGCATCGGTATATAGCTTGCTGGATTCGGCGTAGAGCTTCGGTGCCTCTGATTTGGCGAATTCCTTGCCGAAGATCAGGGCGCCTTGATTGCTCTGTCCCGGCTGCTCTGGCAGCGGTCCCTTTTGGTTGTAGTATTGACCTGTAACGGGATTGACCTGCACCTTCGCGTTGGAGGCCTGCGACGTGAACAACCCGGCTTGCGCCGTGTCCTTGCCGGCTTCGGCCTCCTTGGCGGAAATGCCGACCTCTTTCGCCCGCGTATCCAGAGGATCGCGATACCCGCGCGCCACAGCCGTCCAGTACCTCGAGACAGCCACTGGGTCGTTTATCAGCTCGGCAGGCAGGTGCTTGCCGAGCGTCGATTGGATGCGCGGATCCGAGGCGTAGATTTTGCGCAGCATGTCGGTGCGCTTGGCTTCATCGGATTCCGCGTCCATCATTTGCGACAAGCCCGCGAAGCGCTTGGCGAGAGCGCCCTCGTACTCCAGCGCGCCGGTATCATTGGCCTGCTTCATCTGCGCGACTTTGAACGGCTGCATCTCCCTCTCGAAGCCAAGCCGCTCCTGCTCCATGCCGAGCTTGTTCCTCGCCATCTCCTGTTGCTGGAGGGCAAGCGCGTGCTGGCGACTGTTGTCCAGCGCGTTGGTGACTGGCGAAAAGTCGAGGGCGTATGGAGAGGCCATCTTCTGTTCTCCTTACGAGAACCAACGCTGATACCAAGGCGTCTGCTGTGTGGACGTGCTCCAGCCGCCATTCGCAGCCGTTCCGGTAGAGCGTCCGAGATTGTTCATGCCGCCTACAGGCATCCCAGTGAATGCGCTGACGGCAAGGCCGCCAAGTCCCAGCATGTTCTGCGCCAGCGTGTTTTGCGTCTTTGCCCGCTCGCCGTAGAGATTGGCCAACTGCGCACTGTTCTGGCCGTAGGCGCCGGCGATGCCCGCACCCTCATTCTGCGCAATGCCAGCCATCGTGTTGGCGGCTTCTTGCCCCTGCCGTCCCATGCCCGCCAGCTGATTCTGCCAATTGCCATAGTTTTCGAGATTGGCGCGGCTTTCGGCGAGTGCGTGCACCGGGGCACCGTATCCACCGCGCGCATTGAACGCCCACCCCGTTCGCTTCTGGTCGAGCTCCCTCTGCTTGGCGAGGATCGGGTCGGAGGTGTAGAGGTCTTGCGCCACCCCGCGCGCATCCGCACCGTTGACACCCAGCGTATCGCCGTAGAGACCGAAGGCTCGGCCGCCTTGGTCCCGATAGGGCGACAGGTAGCCTTTGGCCTCATCGCTGTACTGACGAATGGCGCCGGTTGCCTGGCCGGTGTTGGCGTTGACCGCGCCAATGCCCTTGTCGATGTCCTTGCGTGCGTTGGCGCCCGTGAAGCCGCCCACAATATCGGATAGCCAGCCCATGGGAATTCCTCTCTGTCAGTGCCAGGCTGCGGCGGCCATGGCGGTGATCGTAGTTGTGCTGTCGAGCTGCGCCGAGTAGCCGTAGCCAACCTCGGCTGGAAGCTTCTGGTCGCTGGCGCAGCTCGACGGGATGTTGTTGATCGTTGCGTTGCTGTCGAGAAGCACGCCGGTCGGCCATGTGAAGGAACCGGCACTCGCCGCAGTCACATTGCCCGCGATCAGAATGGCATGCGACGGCACATCGATGGTGTCGCTGAGCAGAGTGGCGGACGCGATGTTGGACGTGCCTTCGACTGCTGTCGGACTGTTGTTGCGCAATCGGCGCAAGGCATAAGTGTGGCAGTGCACGACCAGCATGTTGCCGGAGAACGTGCAGACGACATCGCCGCTCGTTCCGGTTGGTATCAGGCGGCTGCAAATCGCCGTTATTGCCACGGCTACCGCATTGGGGGCACGCTGGTTGATATGGATCGAAGCAGCGCCCCCACCAGATGTTACGGAGTTCAGTGTACGCGTAGATACAGCTACATAGGCCGAGATGATGTGCACAATGACGCGGTCAGACGCTTCCGGGCCGTAGTTGACCGCAGGAAAAGTGTAGATGGTCGCAGAAGTATTGAATGGCGTCTCAGACTGGAGAAACGTTCGCGTGCCAATCTTGCCGCCGATGGGAGCGCCAACAAACAGCATCAGGCCAGCACGATGGGGCCGCTGAACTGCAGAGCCAGGTTCTCGCAATCGCTGGAGGTAGACGAGAACGTCACGCTGAGCTGATCTCCCACAGCAACCGCATTGGCCGAAGCATGCGCCTGCACATTCTCGGAGGTGGACGCGCTGTTGGACGACCCGCCAAGCGGCGTACCGTTGATGTTGAGCGTGACGGTCGCGGTGCCGACCTCGGTTTGCGTCACCGTCTCAGTGATCGAGAACGCTTCCTTGGAACTGGGTATCAGGATGACGGTCTCATCCTCAGGGAACTTGACCGGATACGATCCCCAGAAGGTCTGCGCCTTGGCCGCCTTGGTGGCGAGGCCTGTGTCTTCGCTTCCAACCGCGCTGTTGGTGGCGTTGTAGGCCGACGCGAACAGCTGCATGATCCTGTACCAGTCGGGATGCATGCGGTTGTTGAGGATCAATGGAACGCTGGCGTCAGGCAGGTTGATGGGGTCGGCCATCTATTGCTGATCTCCAGCGAGACCGTTTACGGCAACGCCTCCACCAACCACCGCCGGCCCAGCGATCCCGTACTTCCTCAGTATCTCTATGATCTCGGGAGACCAGACAACATAGTTGGATGTCGGCGGTCGCATGTCGCGGAGGGCTGCCATCACGCTGTTGCCCTCAATGGTTTGTCCAGACCCGCGCAGATGATCCTCAAGTGCGGCCATTGCCTGCTTTTGATCACCTCCGACCCGCTCTAACCACTGTCTGGCGATGTCGTTGGCGGGCGAACTCGGCCCAGTCCGCATCCCTCTTGAGCCTTGGTCCAGGTAGCGGATGCCGGGGATGCCGGCTTCGTTGAGAATTGAGGCGGATTGCCTATCCGCGCTACGTATCGCCGATCCGACCGGAATGCCATATTTGGGATCAGCAGTCCCGCTTGTTGCCACGATGGCATTGCGTAAACTGTTGAGGTGTTCGCCAACCTCGACATGGGCAAGCAGAGGAACCTTGTAGCCGGACACAGCCCGCGTAGCTTCATATGCTTTTTCAAGGGCACCTCTGGCCTGCTGACTTTGTCCTCCCAGTGGCTTATCCCAGTCCAGGAATGACTCTGGGGTGGCGTGGAGGGCGACCTCGTACATCTTGCCGGGAGGCGTAAACTTTCCGCTATCCAGAAGGTCAGCACCATCCCTTAAAGTTTGGGCGGTCAGAGGATGGTCTTGATGAAAGTTGGCCGCTTCGTCGCGCATAATGCGGGCTGCTTCCACTGGATCGCCCTTCGTCCAACTGAGCCAGTCCGCAGCACGTTTCTGCGCATCTTGACCTGGAGCCTGGCCAGCCAACCGATCGCGGTACCCTTTTGCGACTGCCTCTTCCTGCGCAAAGTACAGCCCACTCCCATATGCTTGATTGCCCTCACCCGACCCAATCTTGGAGAGGTCGAACTTGTCGAAGTCGTGCGGGGAGCCGTGGTAGGCGCGGATCGGTTTGGCGATGCGCGGCGGCATCGGCACCTTGGGCCCGAGGAAGTTCGCCGCGAACATCACATCCTCAGGGATGTAGGACATGGCGCGGCCGATGGCGTTGGGTTCCACGCGCGCTGGCGCCGCTGCCAGCTGCTCTGGCGTCAGCATGCCGCCTTGCTGGCCTCGGTAGTAATCCTGCAAGGTCGGCACCTGCCGATCCAGACGTTCCTGCAGCCAGGACTTCGGCTGCATGCGATCCAGCACGTCGGCCGTTGTCGGCTCATCCGCCAAGGCGTTGCGCCAATCGTCTGCCACGGCCTCACGCCGCCATCTTCAGCTTGCGCGCCGTCACGGCGGCAGCCAGCAATCCCCACACCACGCGAGCCGAGCACGACAGCCGGAACGACACGCCATTGGCGCCGAAGCGCCCGAAGCTCGTTTCCCGCAATTGCACGTGCCGTTGCGCATCGGCGCCGAGATCGATCTGACGCAGGCCGCCGAATGATTGCCCGCCATCGTCGGAGTAATCCAGCATCAGCTGCGGGCTGGCGTCCTCATCCGCCGATGAATTCACGCCCACGCCCGTGATGGCGTCGATGAACACCTCGTCAATAATGAACGGATTGGGAAACATATGCACGGGCGGGGTAACGACCTGCATCAGGATCACCTCGCCAACCTCATCGAAGGTGTCGGGATTGGAGGCATAGAGCAGGTTGGTAGCGTAGTCGCCGAACAGATGCACCTGCCCGATCTGGGCATGAGGACCAGTCCTGTGCCGATCCAACCCGAAGCTCTTGACCTGGAACCACTGGCCGGTGCCGCTATCCCAGCGCATGGAGAAAGCCGTCCCGGAAATCTCGTAGAACGAGTGCTCGTCCTCGGTCCATGCCTTGGAGCGGAGGTCGGCAGGATTCGGCTCGGCCCGCACGAGGATGTCGACCTCTGTATTGGAGATTTGCGTGCCGGAGTACCCATCCAGGACACGAATGCCGGCGTAGGTGCCCTCGCTGTCCGTAGCGGCCCAAATCACGCTGTCCACGGCCGACCCGCCGGGCGGCTGCAGGATGACCTGCTGGACGGAACCGGCCGCGTAGCAGCCAATGCGGGCCGTCTGGATGCGGGTGAATGGGAAATCGCCCTGGCCGCCGTTGTCAACGTAGAACTCTAGGCTGCGCTGCCCCATGATGATCAGTTCGCGCCCGCGCACCGCCGCCATCACGTTCTGGTCTGGCGAGGATTGCGCCTCGGTGAAATCCAATCCATCGATGGTTGCATCGTCCACCGCCGAGATGTACCAGCGCCCATCGGCAATGACGAACACGAAAAAACCGTCCACCTCCACCACAGCGATCGGCGGGGGCAGGTCAGGGTCGGTGCCCTGGGTGAGTGTGCCGCTGGTGTAGATGTACCATAGGCCGTCGCAGACGATGGCGACTTGGGGATTGGGCGAGCGGCGGTTGCGCGCCATGGTGACGAAGCCATCCGAGGCAATGCCGCCAACCAGCGTCATGGGCGAGCCGCCGATGTTGGTGGCGAACAGCTGCCGCCCCGAGACGATCAGCACTTGGGCGTCTACTGTCAGCATGGCGCGTACGAGGCCGCCGCCGGTCAGCGCATCTCCGAAGGCATCCAGGCCGTTGATGGCGTAGATGGGCCATTCGACCTTGCCGCCCTCGCCCAAGTGCTCGACGTAGCAATTGACGAACGCGGCAACGCCTTCCGGGCCATGGCGGCCCTTGTTGGAGCCGCGACCGAGGGAGATGGGGACGGGCTCGGCCATCAGTACAACCACCCCGATCCACCAGATGATCCCGTGAACGAATTGCTCTGCTGCGCCAGCTTGTTCTTCTGCAGTATGCCGATGGAATCGGGTGCCGCATTGCCAGAGGCAAAGCCACCAGAGGGCTGCGACGATGGTTGCGGTGGGCTGTAGTTTGCCAGCACTGGCGGCGGCGCGGAACTTGGCGCTGCCCCACCACCGGCATCGGCGGTCGTGCTGAACCCAGGACTGACGGACCCAAGCGTCGGCGTCGGAGCTATGGGTCTACTCCCTGCCCGAGGCGCCATCCAAGGCTGCTGCAGAGACTGGGCGTTGATGCCGCCCTGCATGGGCTGAGCCTGCTGTCTCATGCCGAAGGCTTGCCAGTAAGGCTGCTGCGGAGGCGCCACGAAACCAAGCGCGGCATCTCCCCATTGCTGCAGGTTATTGCCGCCGAGCGCGTTGTAGCCGGATGATCCCCAACCAAGCATGTTCGCCCCTCAGAAGTAGCACGCCTGCGTTGGTGCGCCGGTCGGATCGCGGGCCAGCAAGCGCTGCAGCATGCGCGTCCCCTTGGTGCCGATGGACACGACCTGGCCGTCCTCATCAGCCTCGGCCGGAACTGGCATTCCCAAGCCTGGGCACATTTCCTCGGCGATGATGCGAGAGAGGGCGCCGGCAACCAAATCGGGGATTTCATCGTGGGGCCAATAGACCCGATCCTGCGAGGACATCTCCGCGAACTTCTGGTCATACAGCCGCTCGACACGGGCACGCTGTGCCGATGTTGGGGACTTGTTGATGTCGACGATGCCGAGCCTTGTGCCCAACACGTCGGAAGCCAGTTCGGCTATGGAGGTCGTCATGGAACGTAGTCCGTCAAGTTGCCATCCCAGGGATAGAAGGCGGAATCCTGCACGAGGAAGTCACCCTCAAGCGCGATGACGCCGCCCGTCGATTCCCAGCGGAAACGCCAACGTCCCGAGCTGTCCGGCGTGATATCGGCGGCGTAGTCACCTACGCTCTGCTTGGTCACTTCGCTGTCCGTGCCGTAGGTGTAGGTCGTCGAAACGCCAAAGGGGTCCATCACCTTGATGAGGACGGTCGTCGGGTCGGTGTCGTTGCCGGCGTCGTCGGTCAGGTTGACCGTCAGCCGTATAGGCGAGTTGACGTAGTGCTTGCCGGGAGCGAGCATGGAAGCCTCTCACTTCGCCGTAGCGACGATCAGCACGCTGGCGCTATCGTTGGCTGACTGAAGATGCGGGGCGACGAAGGTGGCGCCCAGCGGCAGCACCGACATCGCAGCGGCTCCAAATGCCCCCGACATGGCGACGGGGACAGGAAGCGTTGCCGGGCTGCTTGACGTAGATGTCGGCATCAGCTGGCGCTTTCAGCATATGGGTTGGCGGCGTGGCCGTTGGTGGCCACGGGCGGGGTCTCTGGCTTGGCTGCCTTTGGCGCCTCTGCCGCTGCGGCTACCTCGGCGGTAGCCGCCCGAACAGCCCGCTGCTGCTGCTTTGTTGCTATCCAGTTCTGCAACGCCGCGATTTCCTTGCCACGAAAGTGCTCCATGGCGAAGATGTTGAGCTCGGCGAGGTCTTGATCTGAGAGAGTCAGTGGCATGTGGTTGTCTGCCTTCCTGTGGTTGTGGGGGGGGGCATTTTGGGCTTGCGCTTGGGCGGGTAATTTGCATCCATCCGGGGCAGGCACGCGAGCGAGGAGCGCAAATGAGAAATCCCGAAGACAGGAAAGTCGTCACGCACCAAGCGCGCTACTTCGCTGGTCTTCCCTTCGGCCGCACCAGCGACCCGCGCGATGACGAGCCATTCAGCGAGGCCGAGTTTGCGAACTTGACCACTGACGCAGACCAGATCGCCGCCATGGCCCGCTCGCTGCGCGCAACCCTCGTGCGAGACCGGCCCGGCAGCCCACCCATCACCACGCGCGAGGCGGCCGACATCGTCGAATTGATCCAGCTACTGGCCGAGTCGGTTGCCTTGCTCGTGAAGCGCGGCGATGCCGTCGATCGCTAGGTCGCGACAGCAGCATCCAGAACATCCGCCGCCTCGCCGAACGCTTGCTGAACCCGTTCAACCGCCTTCTGGTGATTGATGGCCGCCTCGTCGCCTGCGTTCTTGTGCAGGAGCTTGGCGCTGTTGACGCGGGCGCGCGCAAGGTTGATGGCATTCTGCCACTTCGCAACCATCTCGCCATTGGCCTGCAGCTTGGCATTCAGCTGCTGGATTTGCTCGTTCAGGCGCACGATCTCTTCGTCTTTGGTCATGATGGTCAACCTACTGTCGAAAACTCGTGCACAAAATCCCAGCCGAACCGTTCGTTGATGGAGCGCATGATGCGCTCCATGTCGATGCGTAGTCCTTTGCCGGTGCGGCTGTCGACCGAGTGATAAATCCACTCGTTGGTCTCGCTATCGTGGGGTGAGAGCAGGGTGGCATTACCGGCGGCATCCATGACCCGCAATTCGCCCGCGGTCGAGTAGAGCGAAACGCCATTGGCGAGAGCACCAACTGGCGCGGTGCCATCGAAGATCACAAGCTCGTTGGTGCCCTCGGTCGTGGCACGCGTAGCCGTGCCGCCTATCTTGCAGTTCCCTGTGCCGTAAACGTTCATCCGCGGGGCGTTGTTGGCGCAAATCTGAGTCGGGAAATCATCGACGGAGCCCAGTACAAAAGCGTTTGCCGCAGTGCCGGGAAACAGTTGGCCCCCCGTCGTGCCCTCGTTGCCCACGCGGGCATTGTGACCGTTGCCCTGGATCTGGAAGTAGGCAAAGGATGTGCCAGTATCCAAGAGCGAGAAATTGGGTGACGCGTAGGTGATCGTCAGCTGCCCCGACATCTGCATCGCCGCAGCGTTCACGGTGCCCGTGAAGGTCGGCGAGCCGGCAAAGACATTCGCGCCGGTCCCCGTCTCGTCGGTCAAGGCAGCGGCAAGGTTGGCGCTAGAGAACGTCCCCAGCAATGTTGCAACACCTGCCCCCAGCCCACTCACGCCCGTGCTGATCGGCAAGCCAGTGCAGTTCGTCAGCGTACCCGATGCCGGCGTTCCCAAAACCGGCGCCGTCATGACCGGCGAGGTCAGCGTCTTGTTGATGAGCGTTGCCGCCAGCGCATTGCCAACAAACGTGTCTGTGGCGTTCGGGATGGTCCATGATCCGCCAGCTACTGCGGCTGATTGAATGGCAACAGCGCCTGATGTCGATCCAGCCATATTCACTACGGCTGGCGTTGCGTTGGCAACCCCAAGATTTATTGTCGACGTCGCCCCTAGCGGATTTCGCAGCGTGATAGTCGCGGCCTGCATCGAAAGGGCGCTGGCTGAATGCGTTATGTTCGCGTCACCATTGGCCCAGTTGATGACCCCGCCGGACGCAAGGAACAGATCAGCCCAACTCTTCGTCGCAGAGCCGATGGCGGCAAGGTCATTGGCCGTTGGCAGGAATGGACCGCCAACGCTCATAAAGTCGTGCTCGGCAATCAGCTTGTTGGTTCCAGTGCCTCCATCCACCAGAGCGCCGTGGATATTGCCGACGATGTTGTAATGATCGCTCGTGCCAGGAGCGATCGTGATCGTGCCGTTGCCTAGATAGGAATTGACGATGGAGAACTCTGTAACATTGGCGCCAATATTTACGTCGATGTCGATCGTTGGCGTGATGCCGGTGATATCGCTGATCGATGTGCGACCAGTATACGCCGTGTCGACAGTAATATCGTCGCCGACCTCGCAGCCACTGATAAATACGTGCTTGCCATCAAGGATGCTGACCGGCGAGGAGATGACGCAATCCCTGAACCACACGTAGGCGCCGGGCTGGTTGATCAGGATCGACGCGAGGAATGGGCCGGAGAAATCGGTCTGGATGAAATGCGTCTCCAGCAGATCGGCGCTAGTGCCGCCTGTGAAGTTCACTCCGTACCATGTGTTCGGGCAGGCCAGCTCCCAGGTGACCGTACCGTCCGTTATGTTCTGTCCGGTGCCGCCGTTAAAGTTGTAGTTCTTGAGCGCCGGGAGCGAACCGCCGCTGGTGCCTCCGGTCTTGCAGACCATGACATAGCCGGCATTCGTGACTGCCTGGCCTGCGGTATACACCGTTGTCGACGCCCAAGCCGAATATGGTCGCGAACTCGTGATCGCCGTGATCGCGGAGTCCTGATCGAACTTGTTGTGGTAGAACCAGTTGGCCGCTGGTGCGAGGCAATGCACAATGGCCGGGCCATAGCCGTAGGCCGCAGCAATATTGTCGAAGACGGCATCGCGCTCGGTGATTTCCAGCGGGTAGTACCCGCCGAAAATCGTGCAATCCCGGATGTAGCCACCCGCCGAGTTCATCTGCACGGCGTTGGCGGTCGGGAAGGCGACGTTGGTGATGTAGTAGCCGCGCCCGAACACGGCCACGCGTTCCATTGAGCTTTGGCCGGAGATCGGCAGGGTAAAGACGGTCGCGTCGGCAGTGGCAATAAAGTAGCTGTTGACCCGCCCCGCACCGACGAGATGGATATTGACCCCGAGCGAATGGCCGCCTTGGGTCCGATAAAGCCCAGGCGGCGCGTAAAGGATGCCGCCGCCGATGGCGCTGAGAGCGGTAATGGCGTTGTTGATGGTGGTGGTGTTATCGGTGGCATCATCGCCTACGGCACCGTAGGCCATGATGTCGACCCATGGTCGGCCGGATCGGAGAAGTGCGTTCCCCGGCACCGTCAGGTTGTTGCTGTCGTCGATCGTGACGCCGGAGTTCTGGAGATTTCCCTCCGTGCCATCGAATCTGGGAACGGCATTGTCGGTTGATGGGATAACGTCAACGCCATCGAACACGCTGGCTGGAACCCCCGCAACGATATCCTTAGTACCACTGGAGAAGTTGACCGCCGCCCCGGCGTTGCTGGATGCCAGAATGCTGGTCCGAGTCAGGACATTGAGGCCGGCCCCGTAGGTTCCCTTGCCGACCTCCCACTGATCCAGCGTGCGGTGTGCCACCGAGTAATAGATCGTGTCCCCGTCGCCGCACACATCGCCGAAGTTGCGGTAGGTGTTAAGGCTGGCGCTATCCAGCGCGAACGCACCTGTCCCCGTTGTCGAGGTGGTGTCGGCTACCCGGTCGGCGAATTTGTGGGACATGGATCAGAAGGCTTCTGCGTGCAGCGTGACGACGTGGGCCACAGCGCCCGGAGTCAGCGTGGTGCCGTTGACGAGGTAGCCCCACACCGAGGCTGTGTTCAGCCTGACAGGCTTGAAGATATTGTCGGTCGCTATGAACAAGGTGCTCCCGAAGTCGACGACCTGCGCAAGGGAGATGGCACCCAGGTACGAGGCTTGATCTCCGGCCGCGAAAGTGAATGCCCCATCATCGGCCACAGCAGATGGCGGGGTGACATCGAACAGATGCAACGTCCAGGCGGTGGTCTCGATGGTGGCGTTGTTGATCAGCAGGCTGGCACCGATGATCTTCACCCGCCCGCCAGGCGGACCGATCTGGGAAAACTCCTGCGCGCCTCCCACCACATCGCCGTTGGTGTGAGAGGTAGCGGCCGGCGTGAACGTCGCCACAGAAGAGAAGCCGTTGGCATGTTGGACGAGCATCGGCATGGCTCAAAGACCCCTTAACTGATCTTGCGCCACACAAGGCTGATGACGCCGGTAAAGGTCACGGCGCCAGCCGCTGCCACGTCCGCCCAAGTGTCGGCGACGTTGAGGAACAGATCATGCGCGAGCCCGGCTGATGGCTGGATCATCAACCGCACAGTCGACAGATTGGCTTTGTAGAAAGCCGTGCCAGCAACATCGGGCGCAACGAGGTCGGAGTCGCCAGTGCCGCCCGCCGCTCCGCCATCAACCACGTTCTCCGTGGTCGTTGACAGGGTCGCGTTTGCGCCCGAGCCGATGACAGTGCCGATGCCGACCTCAGGCGTATCGGTTGTGACTGAGATGGCCGCCGTGATGCCGCCAGCAATGCTCGCACTCTCGACCATGATCGCGCCGGCCGGGAACGTGTAGAACTTGGCGCCGAGGGCCAGCGCTGCGTTGTCGCCCGAGGTGCCGACCGCAAAGGCCGTCATGGTCAGCTTGGTGTAGTGGTAAACATCGTCGCCGCGCTCTTCTACCGCTGTCGTCGCGGTGGTCGTGACGGTGCCGTTCTCACCGGAGGCGCCGCCGACCGGGTCCCAGCCGCTGCCGTTGTAGGCTTCGACCGCACCCGTCGTGGTGTTGTAAATGATATCGCCAGCCTTGGCCGCCCCGGAACCCGTCAGCGCATCACGCTGGGTCGTGGTCAGGTTGTTCAGGCGCCAGCCTGGATGGTCTGTGTTCTGGAATTCCTGACGCTTACCCCAGATGTTCGCAAGATCGAGGATGCCGGAGCCGGACATGGGCGTCACCTTTTCGGGAATTAGAGGGAAGGGAGAGCGGGGCAGACCGGCCACCCCGCTCAATGCAATCGCCGCGCCTTAGGTCGTGCCCGCCACGAGTGCCGTGGTGTTGAAATCGGGATCGACGAAATACTCCAGCGCAAACTTGATCGTGCCCGCCGCCGGGGTGTTGGCTGCAGTGCCGATGTAGAGGCGGATTTCCGTCCTCGCAGTGTACTTGTAGAGATGGCCGGCAACGGCCAATGTCGCGGTGATGCCCGCCGTCTGGCCGATCGTCGCTGCGGCAATGAGCCTGTCCTCGTCATCGACATCGCCGACATTGACGACAAGCGCTGCGCCATCGTCGATGTCGGTCGACGAGTACGTTGCGGCGACGATCACAGCGCCGGCGGGCACGTAGAACAGGCCGACATCGTCGTTGGCGTTGTCGATCATAGCCGTGGTCACGGCGACGATCGCAGTGGCGCACACAATTTCACGCGCCCAGCCGGAGCCGACAACCTTCGACGGACTGCCGTTGGAGGGAGAAAGGGAGGTGTAGTAGACAGCCATGTGAGTGATCCTTGGAAAGAGGGAGGAGAGCGGCGAGGTTGCGCTCGCCGCTCATTGATCAGGCATCAGACGATCACGCATCGCCCACGGCTGCGAAGAACCCCGAGACCATGCCGTTGTCGCGGAACGTACCTAGCGTGCCGTGCTTGCGCATGATCTTGTTGACGCCGAGCATTTCCTCGATGCCGACGCCGGTGAAGAACTCGTAGTCGTCCTCCTTCTTCATCACCGGGCGCGGCTCCTGACCCCAGGCCGCCGCCACCGACTGCGCACCACACAGCGCCGACAGGCCGACATCGATGCTGCCAGCACCGGCACCGGACAGGACCGGGAACTCCGGGATGCAGCGGATGATGACGCCGTCGTGGATGAGATCGCCGTCCTGGAACAGCGGGTTCTTGTCCATGCCGTTGCCCTCGCGAGCCCTGGCATCGCGCAGGTTGGCGACGATGGTGCTGTCCGCCTTGAGATCACGGAACGTCTTCGTGCCCGTGAACATCACGTAATACTCGCGGCCATCCTCCATGTTGGAGCGGATCGGACGAATGTGCGGATCGCAAGTCTGGGCGATGCGCTTCATCGTCGACACCGCCGCCGCAGTCAGCTTGTCGTCGGTGTTGTCGATGGTGGCGAGCGCCGTGGCAAACGTGGCGTTGTAGTTGGCGATGAGCTTGCCGAACAACACGCGATCCGAGTTGGCCGCCACCCAGGTGTTGTTCTCCGCCGCCGATGACGCCGTGTTCCACCCGTTCAACGGCGTGGTAAACGTCTTGGTGGTGGCACCGGAGAACGTGGGGCTGTGCAGCGCGTCGATGATGTCGTCGCGCAGCTTCTGCTTCGACCATTCGACCAGCAGCGGGCGGGCGGCATCACGCGCATTCGATGCGTCGTAGTGCTCGTCCTGCTTGCTGAACTCGATGCCGTTGCGGCGGTACTGGATGGTGATCGAGTGGCTGTGCTTGCCCAGCGACTCCTCGGCGCCAGACAGGCGGGTGTTGCCGACCACGCCGCCGGAGGTGAGGCGGCCGACCAGAGGAATGGTCAGGGTCTTGCCCTTCGGGCGCAGCTCGTAGCAGCGATGGATGACGGAGGTGACGCCCTCGTTGCCGGCACCCATGTACGGGGCAAAGTAGTTGTCGCGGACGTACTCACGCCAGTAGTCCTGCCTCCACTTGGTAAGTTGGAGGTCAGCGGGGGTTTGAGTGGTAGCCATGGCGGTTCAGTCCCTTCGGGGCTGGAGACGGCTCATCGCTTTTTGAGCATGTCTCTGAAGAAGTCAGCCGAGTCCGCAACGACGGGGGCCGAACCATCGGCTCGCGTGGCTGTGGACAGCGGCGGCGGGAGAACTTGAGGCGCACCTGGCTGCGGCGCTTGGCCAGCCCGTAACCGAGCAAGAACACGCGCCTCGATCTCTTGCTCTTTCTTGGTTTCCCAAGCTTTGAGATCGGGGCCGACTTGCTGAGCGATGGTCTGGGTGTTTCTCCACTCCATCAGCGCTTTGTACGGATTGCGCTGTTGCATGAAGTGATTTCCAAGACCAGCGTCTTTGGCTGCCTTGACCGCCTGATCTACCGCCTCATCACCGTATTTCTCACGCACAAGATACTCGGTGACATTGGCCGGCATGTTCGACGAGATGGACCGCAACTCACCTCGCAGTCGTGCGTTCTCTTGCGCGACTGCGTTTGCAAATCCAATCGGGTCATTGACCGGATCAATTGGTTCAGGCTGTGGCTGTGCTGCACGCTGCTGCACCTCTTGAGAACGCCGGAAATCTTCGAGCTGACTTTCGAGCCATTTGGTTCGCTCTTCGGCCAACTGCGCCCTGTGGCGCTGCTCCAGCATCTCAGGCAGTGGAACCATGTGCGGCGCTGGCGCAGCGGGAGGCTGCTGGACTGGTGCCGGCAACGAGGACGGATCAACGGCAGGAGTGGCCAGCGGATCGGGAGACGGCTGCGGTTGCAGGATTGCCTCGATATCCGTGGGCAACGCTTGCTGCTGTACAGGTTGCACTTGCTGTTCCACTGCGTTTTCTCCAGTATCGTTGGGGAGCCACGAACCGCCCTGTATCGTCGGGCGCGACGAACCGCTCTGAACGCAACTTCTCATCCCCATTCCAGAGCGAGGAACGAGGTGATTTCCGACGCAAAGTGGTGTAAACTGACTAACGGGAAATCAGATGAGGCTTCGCGGTAAAAATGAGCGAGACCAGAACAATATATATTAGGCAGCTATTGCACCGAGTTGGCGTGCTTGAAAGTGAGCTGCGCAAGCATGGGATTTCGATACCCAACAGCGAGCAACGTCTTGTGGACATTCTGCGTCTCGCTCATGAGACTGGTATGAGTTTCCCAAAGATCGACAAGGCGCTCAACTTGTGTTCTGGACGGGCGTATCGCGTCCACCGCAAATGGCGTGACCGTTATCCGTACACGCCAGACGGCAACGAGGCGGCGCGAGCCGCACTCGTTGCGATGGGAATCACGCCATCAAACCGCCGCGAGCGAACGGAGGCAAAGGCCGCGCAATCAGAGATACGCTGCGCTATTTGTGGTCAGGCGGGCGTGGCCGATTTGGCGGACAGCGCCGTTTTCTTCACGTCTGATGGCGCGAAGTTCGTCCATGTATCTTGTGCAATCCGGACAGAGGCTAGACGCAAGCATGACGATTGGTGCGTGCGCCATGATGACCCGAGCGGACCATGCACATGCAAACCGCCATCAATCCGCCGCGAGCGCGTGGCAGAGTGAGTTCATGAAATCAGCGCGTAGAGTTGTGTGGCGACCCGCTGAAGGATGGCCGAAAGGCTGGTACTATTGCGGCGAGTTCGACACAGTGAGCTTGGAAGCCTTGCTGGACTTCGACGCTTTTCTGGACTTCAACAGGCGAGACCCGGATGAAAAAGCTGAAGACGCGCCTGCCAAAAGGCATCAAAGGTCATCACAAGATGGTCTCGATGATCCTTGATTGGTGCTCCGACTGGATTAGTCAGGATGCTTTCGACGAGAAGGCGTTTGAACACCGACCTCTCTTTGGAAAGATGCCGTTCCCGCGGATGGATGGCGACGATTTAATTCTGAGCCTTGATCAGCCTTGGTTGCATTTGCTGGGACTGATGCAAGACTGTGGCTTGGTGCGTTCAGAGACTCGGGAAGATGGGCTGATCTGGTACCGTGCCACGCCCGCTTCTGACTAAACCCCACCCGGAGGCAGTGGCAGCCCGCCATCTTGATTCAGCTGCGGCTCATCCCCTGGAAGCCACGGCGTCGAAGACATCGCGAGGAAATCCGTAGGCACTTCGGCCCCAGGAGGCTGCCCAGGACCGGCAAGGGCGTTAGGCGGTGGCATCCCCCCGTCTGGTTCCATCCCGCCCTCTGGCGGCCCGCCCAGCGCGTTCTGAGGCATGGGCGGAGTCGAGGACATCCCTTGCGCCTGATCCAGGAACGTCGGCTCCCGGTAATAGAACGGGAAGGCCTCCATCGCCTGCGGCAGGACGCCCGCGCCGACCAGCGTGCCGATGGTATCGGCACGCGTCTTCTCCGTGTCCGCTCGCTTCTTGTCGAGGTCGGCCGCCGCCGTCAGCTCTTCCAGCTGAGCCATGCGCTTCTGCAAGTCCTGCAATTCCGGCGGCGGCGCCTTGAACTCCGCCAGCTTCTTCAGCAGCGCGTCCTTCTCGGAGATGTTGGACATCTCGATCAGAAGCTCGGGCGGGACGACACCAGGCCCGAGCTGGGATAGCTGCTCCATCAGCTCTTCCCGCATGGTGACGGTGTCGGGGCCCTCATCGAGGATGATGTCGACATCGATCTCGGCGACTTGGTTCTCTACACCAATGACTTGGCCCGTCATTGGATCGACGACGGGCGCGTTGATCTTCAGGTACTGAACGGCATTGGGATCGCCGGTCACGCGGATGATGCGCTCGTCGGTGTAGAATTGGCGGACGAGGTTCCAATCCCGGCGGTAGCAGCGCAGTTTCCACTCGCGCATGCGCTCATATACCGGGGACAGCTCGGCCATGCCGGCATTCTGCTGGGCGAGGATGGCGCGACCGGATTGGGTCTCGACGCCCTTGCCCTGCAGGGCCGGGTTCGGTCCGAGATTGGCCAGCGACTGCTCGGCGTCCTGCATCAGTTCGAGGTTGCCTTCGATCTGCGCCGTCTGTTCGATGACCTCGAACGTCTTGCCGGGGTTCGTTACAATATGGCCGTCTGGCTTGGCCAGCTCCGACTTCATCTTGTCAATGTCAGAAACGGCGCCAACCTCAGACCTAGTCTGGCGCACCGTCAGCAGATGCAGGCTCTTGGAGCGCCGCTTGTTGACCTCATCCTGCAACGGGATCATGTCGCGGATCATGCTGTAGCGGTCGCCGGCCTCATCGACATACGGCGACCAGGCTTCATAGGGATGGATGGTCTGGTCGTTCTCATCGACGTAGGGCGAGCGGCAGTCCATCGGCGGGATGATGCGCTCTTGCCCTGTTTGCGGGTCCATCGATGTGACGGGCTCGCTCGGACACAGCGAGATCGGCCCGACGAGGTAATCGAACAACCACTCGCCCTTGTGGCGATAGGAGATGGAAATCAGCCTGATGCGGCGCTCCTTGCCGTTGACATAAGGCTGCCAGTTCTTCTCCTTCTCGAACAACCACGGCAGCATGCTGTCGCCGCCAGCCGAGATGTCGCCCAACTGATCGATCATATCGGCGGCCCAAGGCAGCATTTCCTTGGCCTGATCGTTACCGATCCACTGGTGCTCGCCGAGAAAGCCGGCATCGGAAAACTCCCAGCGCTCCGACTTCGGGTCATAGAAAAACCGATCGCCGGGAACGTGAAGCTTTCTGATGTCGAATTTGCCCTTGCGGTTCCTGGCGACGCCGGCCCATTGCACGCCAATGCCGCGGATGAGCGCATCCCTGGCGCACTCGGAAGCAATGGCTTGCCACTTGGCGGTGTCCTCGACGGAGCGCAGGACCGCCGTCGCTACGGTCGCCGCCTTCTCGTCCGATGGTTCGCGCCCATAGCCCTTTGGATCACGCCGCAGCCTTTGCTCGAGGCCGACGAGGCCGTCCACCTTGCGCTTGATGATGTTTTTGACGATGGGCTGTTGTTTGCGCCTGGCCAACACCTTGAGCTCGGCGTCAGTCCACTGCTTACCGTGATAGTAACGGGTAGCTTGATACATCTCGTTGTTCTCGCCGACCTTGGCCTGCTCCCAGGCGAGGTACATCTTGTGCAGGGTTTCAGCTGGCAGGCGTTCGGCGAGGGGCGCCGGCGCCATCATGGACGGCGCGTCCATCAATGGCCTCGGGTCCATGGGCATCATGGACGGCGGCTGATCCGGCGAAGGCGGAGCGCGCATGCCCATCCCCATCATGTCGGGAGGCATGCCGAAGCCGGGGTTGGATGTGTCAAACATCGATAGCTCTGCGGCGCCAGCGGCGGGGGTCCATTGGGGCGGCAAACTGCTCGTCTTCCTGCGGACGCATCATCGGTTGCGCAAACATGCCAGTGCGTCCGCCCAACGAGTTAAACCAGTTGCGCGACATCTCCTGCGCCATCTCATCCATGGATGGACCCTGCGGTGTCTTGTCGGCCAGCTTGTTCCTGTTGGCGTCGTCGGGCATCACACGACCCTGGAGGATTCTTCAACGTCGATGTCATCGCGATAGGATCGATAGTCGTCGCGGTTGTCGGGCTCGACGGGCGGCGGAACGTAAGCGCCGACCATCTCAGCCAGCATTCGCCCCAACAGGCCGCACATATCCACCTGATCGTCCGTCTTGCCGGCTGGGAACGAATGGACCTCGGCTAGGAAGTCTCCGATCCATGGCGCTTTGCGCGGTAGATAGACCTTGCGCATGCTGGCGCGGCCCTGAAACGAACGGCACCGCGTCGGCTTGTCGGCGATAGACACGAATTGCGTGCGTTGAAAGTACACCTTCCGCTCTCGACAGCGCTGCTCGATGAACGGCCCAACACCTTTGATGATCTGGCCATCCTCTTCGGCCCAATTCATCGTCGGATACTGATTGGCGAGGTCGAGCAACGCTTCAACCCACACGTTGGCCGCGCTCTGTCGGCGCCACAGGTCCACGAGATAGAGGTTGTCGTCGGGATCGACGCCGGCAACGCCGTGTACCGTGAAGTCGCCGCCCTTGGCGGTAACCGCGTAGTCCGAGGCGCCGTAATAGGTCAGATGCTTGGGCAGCTCGTCATACCAGCTCCACCATTCGCGCTTGAAGTAGTCGCCCTCTTCAGGCGCCGGCCTTTGCTGGTAGAGCGCCGACCAATCGCGATCGCCGATGGCGCGCCGAATTTCCCCGAGCCGCTTGAGCGGATACTTGCCAGGCCACAACGCTCGGCGCTCGCCCTCTCGCTCATCAACGGCCGGAAGCTCCAGGATGTCCCACTGATCGCCGCCCCGTGCTTGCTCAATCAACAGGCGCCCAGCTAGATCATCCTCATGCCACCGAGTCTGAATGACGACGATGGCGCCCTCGAATTTCTTGGCGTCGCCTGCCTCAATATCGCTCAGAAGGTCTTTCCAGAGCCAATCATCCTCCAGCACCTCGCTGGTATCGATGTCGCTCTCAAGGCGAGTATAAGCTGTTGAGGTGTACCAGCGCCAAACCCGTTCGCGAATGACCTCGCTGTCAGCCTCTTGCCGATCCTTGAAGGGATCATCAATCAGAAAAACGTGAGCGCCGCGCCCCGTGGTGCCTGTACCGACGCCAGCCGCAACGTACATCCCTCGCTGTTGCGTATGCCAGCGGTTGGCAGCGCTGCTATCCTCCGCCAACCGGACATCGAACAGGGCGCTGTAGGGCGCCGACGCCACAATGTTGCGCACCTCGCGACCGAAGTCGCCAGCGAGATCGCTGTTGTAGCTAGCAGCTATGATGCTGCGTTCAGGATTGCGGCCGATGAAGTAGGCCGGAAACCGTCTTGACGCCAGTTCAGACTTGCCATGCCGCGGCGGCATGAAGATCATGAGGCGCTTCTTCTCGCCCCGCTCGATTGCCTCCAGCGCCCCGGCGATCAGATCATGATGCGGGGCTGGCCGGTACTTCGGGAACGTGTATCTAGTGAACCCTATCAGGCTTCCGCGAGCCATTCTGCGGCGCAGCAGTTCCGTTGCTGCGGCCTCGCGCGATATCGGCAAGCTCTGCATCATCCAGTTCTGTGGCAGTCTTGGTGGTCACGGCCGCTTCCACCTGCTTGACATAGAAGCGTCTGAGTTCGCCGCGCTTTACTTCGGCAGCGATCGCAGCGCTCAACTGCCCGCGCGCGTCCGCCTTATCTCGCAGCTCTTCCAGTTTTCTCATGTGCTGCTCGATAGTTAGCAGAATTCCGTCGGCCGCCTTATCCTCAACCTTAACGTGCAGTTCTGCAATCCTTAAGCGCACCTTATCTTGACTAAAGAATTTCGACGCCTGGACGTGGATTGACTGGGCTTTTGCCTTGCTGTTGGGGTTGCCAGCTTTCCACGCCTCTGTCTGATTGCCGCCGTTCTGCATGTAGGCGGCAACGATGACCTCTTCCTTTGGATCAAGCAGCGGCATCTGGCGTCGACGCGGGCTTTCTGGGTCGTCCTGGCTTTTTCGACTGCACGGGCGCGCTTGTCGTTTCAGGGGGGCCTGAAAGCGTGGGGCTCGGCAAGGCTGGCGGAGCTGGCTTGGAGCCTACCAAAGAGGAAGGAGAGCGGCTAGGATCGCCCGGTAGCTTCGCCCTTAGCGTTGCCTCGTCCCACTCGGGATCGAGTTGCATGGTCTGGCGATGGTTGATGGGGCCGAAGGTGATGACAAACAAGAACTCGTTGCGGTCGATCCTGACGCGCGTCAGGCCGGCTTCGTTGGCGGCATCTTCGATAATGGAGGCGGTTAGGCTCATCTGATGCCCGCCTTATTGGCGGCTTCAGTCAGCTCCCCATCGCTCGCTCGCCCCAACGCATGGAGATCAAGGACGCGACTAAACTCCTTCTGCTCCGGCGTTCTATCGTCGGGAGCAAACACAACTCGCTCAGTCGCTGCCCGCACTCTCTCCGATTCGATGCCCTGCCATATTGCGTCCAGGACAATACTCTCGACGGCTGATGGCGAGGAAAGAGCAATGCGCCGCGCCGCCTGCTCAGCAATCTCCTCTGGGCTAGACGGAAGAGGGCCGCCAATTGGCTCCCACGGCGCCCGCAAGTAAGCCAGGACGCCTTTTGTGGCGTACTCACGGTCGGCGACACCCAGAGACATGACCAAGCTAACGCCCGACTCAATGTCTTCGTCTGAAAAGTCATCCATGTTTGCTGGCATCCCCGCTCTTGGGTAGGAACCCGATGGGATCGGGAACCCAGTATATCTCCCTGCCGTCCTTGTCGAGAATGCCGGTCTTGACAGGCTCCGAAACGTAGGCAACGGGATGAGGCAGCGCTGGCGCTGGTTGCGGCTCAAGGAATTGCTTCGGTCTGGAGGTGTAGGTCGGCATCAGGCCATCATTCCATCACAATCGTTGCGTACTATTTCAGCCTTGTGATTGGCGTCCGAATGTCCCGCGTACAACTGTCAGTCCCCAACGGCCTGAGGTAGCGAAAGCACTTCGGGCCGTCACTGTTTTGGAACGGCAGCCTCGATCTTGTCGAGGAAGGCGTGCGCCAAATCCATGACTGAGTAGCTCTTGCCGTCATTGCCGTTCAGCACGTAGCCGCCGCCAAGCCCAGCAGGAGGCACGCCGAGCCTTTCAGCGAGCCGCGTCACCTTATTGTTGAAATCCGTCCAGTCGGGGACGAATATTGTGAAGCCGGCTTCGCCGGAGAAGGAGGACAACACCTGGCCGGTAGGCTGGTCGTCAATCATTTCGTCACCGTTGGTTGTGCAGGCGTCTTGGATAGGTACCCGAACACGGCCGCCAGTGACGTGAGCCCAGCGCCCGCCGCTGAAAGACCAGCCACCCATCCGCCCTGGATCGCCGCTGCCGCCACGGCGCATCCTAGGCCTGCTGCGGCCAATGTGTAGCCTGTTGTCTCTCTGGAGAGCATGGCGGTCAGTTAGAGTTGTAGAGATGTTTCACGTGAAACATGATTGCACATCGTTCAGGTGAGGCTCTTCCCACGAAACGGCACCACCTTCAAGCCGTGCTCTATGAGCTGGCGAATTGCGGCCGACCTATTCCTGAACCTGTTCTCGTAGTGATAGTCGTCGATGGCCTTCACAAGCTCCTTGGGGAGCGTCGCCCACACGCGCTCGCCCGTCGACTCTTGCTCTTGAGCAGGTTCGGAAGGGCGAACGCCATTGAGGGCCGGATGCGCCATCTCTCAGAACATGATCGGGGGTTTAAGTGCCCACACGGTTGTAGGGGCGATTTCCTGGCACCGTTCCCGATAGGCGCTGCTTGTGGCATTGGGCGGGCACAGGACGCTTAAGCCACCGTGAGGCACTGGGGTCGTGCAATTGCACGATTGCACCAAATCACTACTGCACTACGCCGTGTCTCTCATTGTTCGCGACCAAGCGCAAGCGGAATTGTTATCTCTTCTTGAGGATTTTTGCTGGTGTGTCGGGAGGGTCACTTGAAATCGACGGCCCAACCGCCTTTTTTCTTTTCTTCACTACAACAAACGGATTCGGCACTCTGGCTTCCGTATAGCTATCGCCAGTCGGCGGCTCTTGGCCCCCTTCGCATTCAGTGCTTACTGGCTTTCGAAATACCCTGCCAATTGCCTTAACGAAGCGGTTCCAAGGCCCATCATCTTGTTTGATGGGCTCAAGAAACATCCCGCGCCTATTCCTCCACCATACCCCGACAGGAGGTCTGGTTGTCTCTTTGATCAACTCCCAATCCCTGTCCTCCTTCCGAAGCCGCTTGTACTCGACGATGTGATCCACATTTCTTGGTTCAGAAAACACATCCTCGAGCCCCGCGCCGATGGCCAGCAACATCCGAGCTCGCTGCTCATGATCGTAGTTCTCAGCAAACTTCCTCAACTCCTTGTCAATTTTCGCTCTGTCTTGCTCAAGCTTGAACGCTGCATTCTCAACCATGCGCCGCCGACGATCCTGCGTCTTTTGCGACTCCCAATCGCCGCCCCTTTTTTGTTGGTGCTCGAGCCACCTCTCGCTGTCAGTCTGCCACTTAAATCCTCTTGCCATTGCCTCACGCCGCCCTCACCTTCTCGAATGGAACCTCGACGACATGCATTGACCCCAGCATGCTCAGAAGCGCCTTGACGCCCTTCTTCGTGACGGCGTCGATCTTGGTGGTTTGAACAACGCCGCCGCCGAGAGATACCTCAATGGTCTTTCCGGGCTTCAAGCCTTTGTGCAGATCCACCTCTGTCATGCCCCAATCCGCTCGTGCGACTACCTGGGAGATGAAAACAACGTCTGCAGGACGCAAGACAAGCGGGCTCCATTGGTCACGGCTGCGGCTAACGATGCCGTGGATTTCTGGGATGCCGGGAATGCCGAGCTTTGGGTTGCCGTTGCGCAGCCTATCAAAATCAGCGTCTATGTTTTGGAGACCGGCGAACACGTAACGCGGGAACAGCGCGTACTTGCGCTTGATCGGCTCCTTCTTGCCGGGCTTTTTCTCGTAGACGATCTCATAGGGTAGCATTGCCGGAAACTCGTTCTGAGTGATCCGGTGCTCGACGCGAAACTCGATACGGGCGATGGGCACCGTACGCAGGACCACCCAGCTTATCGATCCTGTCATAGGAACCCAATGCCTTGTCTCTTCTTCACGCGCACCTTCTTCGACCCACGCCGCCGCTTGATCTGCGTTGCCACGTCGTAGCGTCTCTCGTCCTTGACGAGCTTGCCGTCCTTGTCGATCCTCATGCCGGGAACGCGGATGCCGGTGAGCTTCATTTGAATTGCACGCGGTTGGCTTTTGGCAGCCCGAGACCGTCACGTGCGATGTCCTCTACATCTGCCATCATCTGGCGCTTCGATAGACCGTCTGGGAACATGCCGTTGTGCTGGGCGTAGGAGCGGACCTTTTCGAGGGCGACCCGCACGCGTGCATAGGCTTCTGCAAGCTCTGATGCGGACATCACATCGGATAGGGCGTTGCCGGTGGGGCTGTTAGTGACTTTCATGGGCGTTACCCGCAGTCCGTGTCTGCGTCAGGCGTGCATATATTGCTCTGTGTTTCCTTGTACCGCGTCTCCCATGGCAGCGGCATGCCTGCCTTGTAGTTTCCCGGCATGCACTCGTTCGCCGGCCAAAGTCGGCCAACGCGGACGAGCGTCTCGCATGTGGCTCGGCTCACCGGAACGCGCCTGATGTACGTTGCCCCTTCGGTTGGCAACAGCATCACGTAGAGCACCATCCATTCCATTAGCGTTCGTCCCGATCTTCGGCGCGTCCTAGCGCTTCAACAACACCACGTCGTTGGGCTCGGCAGTGCGGGCAGCGATTTGCGTCTCAAGCGCGGCAAGCTCATGCTGCAACGGTGAGGGCTCCAAGTCGCTCAGTCTGTCCAGCAGAACCGGGCTGTCGAGAAGATGGTCACAAACCGCGACCGGATCGGTGCATTCCGCGATTGCTTCCAACAGCGCGTGCGGAAAATGGATGCTCGGATTCATGGCGCGGCTGGTGAGATTCGGGAAGCGCGGATCGCCGCGGGCGATCTTGTGATGCAATCGCTCCATCTTACGCTGTTTCGCGACGTAGTGGCTCGGGTCAAGCCAGTGCTTTTGAGCGCGCTGCTCGGCGGCTTCCAGAGCATCAGCGATACGCTTCAGGCTTGCCGCAATGTCCGCGATTGCTGCTCCGAACGAAGAATTCATCATCAGTCGTCCTTATCCTGTGGCGGAGCCAACGGCTCGCTTCTCGGCGCCTTGCATGGAGCGGCTTGTATTTCGCAGCGGGTGAACGTCTGCCCCAAGGTCGTGATGCCGGGCTCCTTGATGGAGGATCGCGAGCACGTGTACGAGACATGGCGGGCGTTATCCAAGTTCATGAACAGTTCGCCGTACCTGAACCGAACATCGCCCGCCCACGCGTCGTCGGCAGCTTTCTTGGCTCCGTCCACGGTCAGATGCTGATTGCCAACCACGCGGCGCGTGTCTTGACAATCGCGGCGCTCAGAGTGCCGATAGTCCCGCAGCTCGTACTCTCGCTCCCTCGGCGGCGCGTAGTATCGCGGCCTCTGGATGTGGTGATGCCTCCATTGATAGGTGCAGCCGTACCAGTCGCACACCCTGACTTGGCGCTTGATGGTGTGGCGGACCCAGCGGGTTTCCTCGTTCTGGGCGTCGGCCGGAGGCGTTCCGGATACGACCAGGACGATGACGGCTAGGAGAATTCGCAAACCCAGCACAAGTTTGAGAACTTCGCCAGCCGCCAAGCAAGACTTAGTCAAAGCTCTAATACGTAAACCCATCATCAGTGCCCCCATGACCTGTCTCGAGCCAGCTTGTGGTCTGTCCTGTCCTTGGCCGTGTCGGCTGCCCAGCGCAGCCTTGCCTCGTATTCCAACTGCTCGTTTCGCTTTCTGGCTACGTCGAGCTGGCGCTGGAGCCATTCGTTGCGCTGGCGCTCTTTTAGGAGCTCGCGGCGCAGTTCGTCGGTGACGGATAGTCGGCGCTTGGTGGTGGTGCTCATTTCATCGATCTCCACCTCGGTTCCAAGCTGTCCATGAATTCCTCCAGCCGGCGAAGCCCGAAGGAATCGCCTTGTCTGATCTCGTAGGCGGCGCGGGCGAGCTCAAAAATGTCGGCATCTCTCAGCCTGTAGTCATCGGTTCTCTGGGCAAGCCTAGCCTTCAATTGTCCGACCTCGGCTTGCCGGTAGATGACCAGCTTGTCGGCGTCGGCCAGTTGCTTTTCAAGCTTGGTGAGCTTTGCGTCGGAGAAGCGCATTTCACGTTTCCTTCAGTGCATTCCACTTCAAATGGTTGCGTCCATACACGATCCAGAGCGCGATATTCATAGGCAGGAGACCGTAGGCGCCAGCCAGCACGATCCACACGAGCCACAAGAATTGGTTGACGAGACCAATGAGCCACGCACTCGGATGCTTGTTGCCGGCAAGCACGGTCATCCAAATCGTGATGGCCGAGAGAAGCCAAGGCAGGTAGCTTACTAACCATGCATGCAAATCAGGTCTCAGCACATATCCGAAGAACATCAGGTCCATTCCTCTAGTCAGTACCCAGCGCTTGGACAGCGGTTGAACGTGGAAGACCCGCCTCTAACTCTTGATGACCATCCGGAGGGCCCAGCTCAGCAGTAGGGTGACGGATGATCGTCAAGAACAGGGGTCCAAGCGCTGGGATGGGGTTACGTTTTTGGAGCCGGCGAGAAATCAACGTAATAGCACTCGCCGATCTTGAACTGCTCCACCGCAGACGGATTGTCGATCATGAACTCAGCATTTGCCGTGGGCGTAGCCTTCTGAAAACGAACATCCTCCGGCAGCGAGCTATCATACTGTGCCGTGAAGCGCAGAAGCTTTGCTGGCCACTCATGCTCAGTGATCGACGTAAGCCGTAATTTCGCGCGAACAGACATAGTGTTCCTCCTATTTCTTGCAGTTGCCGATCTTCGGATCGCAGGCCTTGGAAACAGGCGCCGGGCCGTCGTCGAAGATCGACTGAGGCGCGTTGCCCAGCTCGATGTTGATCCGGCCGACAACGCTGAGCTGATCCGTCTCGATGTTGACGCCGGTCGGAGCGCCGCCCCACTTCAGCTCTTCCTTGTCGTACTTCGTCCAGACGCCTTCGACGCCAAAGGACACGCTCTTGGCGATCGGGAAGGTGACGCCCATGCCGAGGTCCCATCCCCTCAGGGCCGGCGAGGACAGATTGCTCTCGGAGAACTTGAGATCGGTCTGACGGTACGCCACGAGTCCGTATGCCTTGGCGCCGCCGTGCCACATCAGGCCGACGCGGCCACCGCCGTAGAACGTATCGCCGAGCGTGGCGGAGAAGTTGCTGCTCCCCATCGTCACGGAGAATTCCGTGTTCTGCCAGGAGTAGCCGCCGAAGGTGCCAATGAAGGGAGCCAGAGCATTGCCGCTGGTCAGCGCCATATCGACACCGCCATGGACGCCGCCGACGTAGCCGGTGGCACCGAGGCCATCGAGCGAGAACGGCACGCCGTCAACCGTCACCTCGGTGTTGGCCATGCTCTTGCCGCCGTGAACGCCGAAATAGACCATGGGTGTCGGGCCATCAGCATGCGCCTTCCGCGGCGAGAACACCGTCACGAAGATCAGGGCAAGGCAGAACCCGATGACGATCGCCGCCAGGGCGCGTCGGTTCTTCAGGAAGTCAGGCAAGGTAAGCATCGTTGCGTCTCCGCTGTGTTGTAAGGACTTGTTCACGCACTGGGGACGCAACGGAAACTCGGAAGGCTTTAGCCAGCGAACGCGACCAAGATCGCGCCCAGCAGAAATCCCGTGCTCATGAAGAAGCCGGCAATCGACCAGAAGATCGTGGAGACTGGCATCAGGTTGCCTCCGCCATATCCGGGATCATCTTCCCCTCTTCCTCTTTCGCCCTAGGCGGGAGGCCACACGCGGAACGGAGGAAGAGTTCCCCGGTGTAGGCATCCTCAACGAGTTCGTCGCCGACGATGAGTGGTGCTTTGCAAGCCGCGCAGTAAAGGACTTCGCCGTGCTCGTCGTCTATAACCAGGGGATGCTCCTCATATGCAGCCTCGGCAGCCGAGGCTGCATCGTCCAAGGCCTTGAACTCCTCCTCCGATATGTCATCCGGGGCTTCGTCCCTGGCGTCCTGGGCTTTCGCCATCGCCTCGTAAAGTCTCGCCGCTTCTTCCCTGGCTTCCATGTTGTCGGGCTTGATCATTGGTGGTCCAATCCTCCTGGCTGCATCCTCGACTATCGCCCATTGGTGGGTTCCTTTCTCATCTCAATTCGCCTTTCGAGATCGTGACGGCGTTTCAGCATGTCGCCTCCGATCTTTTCGAGCGCAGCCGACACCCGCGCATCGCCATGGCCGCGAACACAAAGAGCGTAGGCGGCGTCAAAATCCTTCGCAGCCTGCTTGCAGCCTTCAATTTCCTTGCCTTGCTGTGGTAGCCGCGAATTCTTTCTGGCAAAGCTCCACAGGGCGCCGACCCAGCCCTCTTTCGCGGCTTGCTTGCCGAGCGGCGTCACCATCAGGTCGTTGGCGAGCTTCAAGCGCTCGGTGGTCCAGTCACGGTTGACGCCGCTGTCGTGCTCAACCGACAGCGTTTCCGACTGCCGTTGAGCTTCGATCCAGCGCTTGGCATCCAGGCAAGCGTCGATGCATTCGGACACCAGCGGCGTTTGCGGTTTCTTGCGCGTGCGCACCATCTCGCGACCGGCGCGCTCGACGACATCGTCAGGGAACCCACTCAGCTCGCGGACCATGGTTTCCGCCCACGCGGCTTCCTTGTCATCATCCCAACGGAACGGCGGGAAGTGCTGTAGAACCCTGTCGGCGAATGCGATCACCACCTTTTTGCTCATGAGCGGCCACCTTTCTCGGCGGCTTCTTCCACATGGCGAAGAAGGCGGGCAGCCCGGCTCTCCTTGGGCTTGCCGGACGATCTTGCCGCCTCGAGCCGAACGTCATGCACTTGGCCTTCGTTGAAATCGCTCATCATGGCCCGCTTGACGGTGGCCATGGGGCTTGCCGGCTTCTTGCCGTTGATTGCCCAATCGCGAGCGCAAATTTCCGCGATGGCTCGCGCACGATCCTTGGTCATGCCGATCATGCCGGCGGCAAGGTCAATGGCGGCGTAATCTATTTTGAAGCCGGGACCATAAATCGCGATGCCGTTAAGTTGTACCTGCCCGTCTTCATTCGGTTGCTCGCTCTTAGAGAGAGAAGAGATAGATATAGACTCTCTCTCTCTATAGAGGAGAGGCGTTGTGGCAGGCTGGCTGGCCACAATCGGAGAAACGACAGGATTTGCGGCAGGCTGGCCGGCCATAACGCCGGTTGTGGCAGCGAGGCTGGCCACAACGCTTGCGGCAACGCGGCTGGCCACAAGCTCCGTTGTGGCAGCCTCGTCGGCCACAAGATTTGCGGCAGCGTGGCTGGTCACAACGTCTCTTGTGGCAGCCGCGGGGATACGTGAGCCTGCCACAACGGCAGTTGCAAGCGCATCCTCAATGCAGCCTTGGAGCTCGAAAAGCGCCTTCGCCCGGCCGCGGCCGAAGGTATGTTTTACGAACACCTCCAGTTCGGCTAGGTGATCCTTTATCGCCGGTCGCGACCATCCGGTAATCCGCTCGAGATCACGGACAGAGAGGTTGAGTTGGTTCTTACCCTCAGCGACGAGGAAGATCACCATCGCGAGGTGCTGACCGATGCGGGTGACTTCGCCGGAGTAGAGCACCCGGCGGATGAATTCCTCGCGCGTCAATAGGTTGGCTGAAGAGGTCATACGCGCCCCTCCGTGATGGCTTTGGCGAGTGCGCGCAGCTGCACGCGCGAGAGGCGTGGGCTCATGACGGCCGCGATCAACTGCTGCAGCTGGTGGGTAGCTTCCTCAAGAGGTGTCTGGTGCGAGCGAAAGCTGCCGCTTCGCTGTTCGGCGCGGTCGGCAGCTTCCGCCACCCAGCGTTGGCGCTTGACATCCTGTGTATACTTGGTAGTGTCCATCCTGTTTTCCTTTCGGTGCGGGTCGTTACCAGCGACCTCGGTTAAGGTTCTCGGGCAATTCCGATGGCTCTCCCTGGCAGGAGGGCCATCGCAGTTTCAGGCGGAAGCTTTCTTCTTCAGGACCTCCGTGAGCATGGTGGCGGGGTGATGGGCGCCGTTGCCGTTGAGATTTGGGGCAAGAACGCGCTTGCCTTTGCCGCGAAAGGGGATTGCATGGCCCTCGTCGGCGAAATCCTGGAGCCAATGGCAAACCGTCGTCGGGCTCACGGCCCAGCGCGCCGCCAAAGCCTTGTTTTGGGGGAAGCGCTCTCCCTTGACGATCAGCCGGATGACCTCGGCGCGAGCGGCGTCCTTTGCGAATTTGGCTGGCGATTTGCCAAATTTGTCATGGCTTTCCTGTGCAATCACAGGCACCCCTGATGCGGCATGGGCGGCAACGAGAGGCTCTACCCGATTTCGCAAAAACGACCATTGATAGAGGCACCCGTACTGGATGATCAGGAGCAGAGCCGCCAACCCGATCGTCATCCAGCTGCGGACATCGGCCTCAGCGAGCCCCGTCACCCGAGCAATCGTCGCCGATTGGCCATCCCCTACCGTTGGGATGTCTCCTGACTGCAGATTTTTGATCTGATCGCCAACGGCCTTGCCGACCGCGGCGATGCCGGCCTCCATGGTTTTGCTGGCGCTGGCGCCCTTGTCCTTGACCTTGCTCTGCTCAGACAGAGCATCGACTGTGATCGACTTGGACCATTCGAGAAATCCAGCAGCGAGCTTGGATGCCTGCTCGCTGGACTGGGCGCGAGCCTCGCGCGTCGTCCCCTGGAACCCGATGATACCCCCCAGGGTGACGCAGAAGCACAGGGAGCCCAGAATGAGCGCCCCCTTGGCCTGATTTCTCTCGCCCACGGCGGAGTGGGTACCGGAGGTAGACATCAGATAGGCGCCGGCGATGTCCACAAAAACCAGCGCCACGGCCCACAGTATCTTTTCCGCCAGCGAGAGCCCGAAGCTCCAGCCATAGAACCCCGTCATGGCAGCGCAAGAGATCAGCAGGACGCGGGACACGACGTACAGCCCGCGCGCTTGGCTGCGCACGTGCTTTTCCATGCGGGATGCTTTGGGCTGGGCGCTCACGCGGTCTCCATCTCTGCGGGAAAGCGGTGCTTGGCGGGCTTTTTCCGTCTGCCATGGATGAGATCGATTGGCCGGGAGCCGCCATGCTTGGCCCGCTGCAGCGTTGCCCTGATGTATGCCCTGCAGCAGTTGAGGTGCCTGGCAATTTGCTCGTGGCTCAGACCGGCTTCATGGAGAGCCAAGACACGCAGTTTCTTTGTCGGCGGACGCGACATCACGCGGTCTCCATCGCGTCGAATTCCTCAAGGCTCTTCAGGGGTATTTGCGGTTGCTGTAGCGCTCTCTTGGTATCGAACCACTGCGGACCACGGCCCAAACGCGGCTGGATGGGTTGAAGGCTTCTGGCATTGTGGAAGTCGCAGTACGATTTGCCGGGGATCGCCTTGTGGCAGCAGAAGTAATAGGGGTCTGCCTTGGTGCCGGTGCCGTATGGCCACCTGCAATCGCCGCGCTCCAGGTCCAGGAGCTGCTTGCGCTGGTCGGGCGGGACGACGAGATCGGAGCCGGCTTGGTTGGTCTGGCGTTCGGCGGCGGCACCGGATCGCGCCGCTATCTCAGCTAACTGCGTCGCCGTCTTGGCCATCTTTGGGAGATGCGGACGCAGCCGGGTGCGCTTTCCGGCCCTGACCTGGGACTCATAGTTTCTGCGCGAGGTGGTGACCCGGCCCGGCAGGCCGAGGCGGTACACCTTGCCGATCACGGCGTTGCGGGTGATCACGAGCCGACGGGCGATTTCGCCGCCACTCAGGCCATCAGCCCACAGCCGCTTGAGTGTTTCCACACGGTCATCCGTCCAGGCGGCCACGTTCTGCTCCCATAGAGTTTTGGGTGGGACGCACAACGCAACGGACTGGAAAAGCATCAGAGTTCTGCGCATCGGAGGGCTTTGGGCTCTGCAGAGCTTTGGCCCGGCTCACAGGCGGCCACAGCCCCTGATGTTGCCTGTCGGGAACCTCGCTTCACGGCTGCCTAACCCGGTCCCTTCCGGCCAAGACAGATGTTGCAAGGGCGATGCGCAGAACGCTGATGCTTGCGGACGCAACGCAACTGACTTCGGGACTTGATCAGCACCCGTCCTCTACCAGACGGTGCGACACGCAACTTATGGTTGACCGACACGGTACTGACGGATTACGCTCTCAACGTCGGGTCATCATGCGGGGTGGGCTGGCCGTTATGCGTAACTGCGGGGAGGCCATGATGCCCAAACCGACGCCAGGGTGACGCTTACGCCGCCCGTGAGCCCTCCTGACGCGCCGAGGGCACCTCAAAGAACCAGTTGTTGTCCCAGGCAATTCGCTTCCGGCGCGCGAGCTTCCGGATGCGCTCTTGTGCTTGGGTCGAGATCGGCCGGCCGCCCTCGAAACGCGAGATGTTGGGCGCCGTGTAGCCGAGCATGGTCGCGAATTCTTCCTGTGTCGGCACCTTGAAGATGCACTCACGGATGAACCGCGCGGGGGTCAGGGCCTCGCTCATGATGGTTTTGAACATACATGAATTGTATGCGTTGACAAGGCCCCTCAAACAGTTTCTGTATAGGGGCGTGGCCTCCGGTCCGCTAAACATGCGGGCATGTCGAGGGACATCGGTAAAAAGATTGCTGAGTTGCGCAAGCTCCTTGGGGACACCCAGGAGATATTTGGCGAGCGCCTTGGTGTGGAACAAGCAACAGTCAGCCGCTGGGAGAAGGGTGAGCCGCCTCAGCGCCGGTACGAGAAGCCCATTGCGGACCTTGCTCATATGACGGTCGCGGAGTTCTTTCACTCGGCCGAAAAGCCGAGATTGATCCCAATTATCGGGGATCTGTCGGACAGAGGGGTTGCCCTGAGACCGACCAAATCGGGTGGCGCCATAGGCCATATCACATTGAGTTTAGGGGAAAATGACCAGATCGCTCTGACGGTCGTCGGGAACGCGCTGGCTCCCGCCTATCGCCACGGTGACACGATCATCGCCGGCAAACTCATCAAGGCGAAGATGGCCAAGGCGGTGGGCCGGGACTGCATTGTTTTGAGTACCTCTGGCGATGCCTACATCAAGAACGTGCGCAAGGGCAGCCGCAAGGGCGCGTACAACCTTCGCGATGTCGGACTAACCTCCAGCGACGATCTTGAAGACGTCGAGCTCCAATGGGCGGCGCCCATCATCTGGATCGGACGCGCGCAGTAGGCGTCTGCCGCGCCGGGTCTCCCCAGCCAAGAATTGCATTTTTGTCACAGCCAAGCGCCACCTTGTCGCGCACGAATACATTTTCTGTATTTTGCAGTTGACCAATCATACAAAAACTGTATGTTCCATCCTGTCACTGAGTGGCACCCGACTCGCACCGCAACCGCGAGAGCCTGCTTCCCCCAGGCGCCTTACGCTCCGTTAGGCAGGGAGCGCCGCTCAGTGACCCCGAATTGCGATGGAGGCGGTCAGATGCACATTGCCATTGATCTTGAGCGTTTCGAGAAACTGCCGCCACTTCGGCACGGCAGTCATACTCCGAACGACACCGATATGTGCGTGATGGAGGCCGTTGCCTATGTCACGCACAAGGACTGGTCCGACCATCCTCCATGCGTGTGTCCCGTCATCGGCGCCTTCATGCGAGCCTGGAACGATGGCCTGCCGGACGACGAAAGCCGCACGCGACTGCTCAAGCCGCTCATCCCGAAGTTGATCAACACGCGTGGCTCGAATGCACTTGAGCAACGCCGCGCCACTATGGCGGCTGACTGGTTGGTGCGTGAGCACACCGTTGCGTGGCTGCGATTGGCCAAGTTAGACACGGCGGCTGATGCACTTGCGGCGCTGCCGGAGATTACCGACTTCGCCCAATGCCCACCACTCATGCCCGCGCTTGAGGCGGCACGCAAAGATGCGGCTGCCGCCTGGGATGCCGCCAGGGCTGCCGCCAGGGCTGCCGCCTGGGATGCCGCCTGGGCTGCCGCCAGGGCTGCCGCCTGGGATGCCGCCAGGGCTGCCGCCATGGATGCCGCCTGGGATGCCGCCTGGGCTGCCGCCAGGGCTGCCGCCATGGATGCCGCCTGGGATGCCGCCTGGGCTGCCGCCAGGGCTGCCGCCATGGATGCCGCCATGGATGCCGCCATGGATGCCGCCTGTGCTGCGCTCGCACCTACGGCGCTTGCTCTTCAACAGTCCGCACTTGCCCTTGTCGAGCGGATGATCGCTCTCAAAGACGGCGAGGCATGATCATGGCCAAATTTCAGATCAACGGCGGCTATCGCCTTCAGACCATCGATGCGCCGACCCAGGAAGCCGCAGAGGCAGTGGCGGTTGCCACCAGCATCGGCGCCGGCATCCGAGAGCCGGAGCTTTCCCACATCACCTGGGCCCGTCCGGTTCGGGTTGCAGAGATGGAAACTCTCGACATCGAGCGCCAGCTGCGCGGGATGCTGAAGCGCAACGCGCGCAATTCCTGGGCCGCCGAGGCGCCCATTCAAATCGCCATCCGGATGGCCGAGCTGCGCAAGCGCCGCGAGCAGGAGGCAAAGCTATGAGCGGCGGCAGAGGTGGTGATCTCAAGCGCGCCCTTAAACTTTGGGTGCAGGTCGATCCGTACGTGGGGCTTCTGAAAATCGGGCGCGAGTGCGGTATGGCAACCAAGCGTATCAGGGGGGCAGCCAAGGCGCGTGATCTGCCGCGACCGCCAAGGCCGATCCTAAGTGTTCGAGGGCGACGGCGGAAGGGGTTGGAGCCGCCGAAGCCGCGCAAGCTTCCTAATCATGAGGTCGCCAAGCGTGCCGCCGCCGCTGTGCGCAAGCGCAAACTCGATGAGCGACGCGCGCGTCTGCTGCACCTGTGGGGACTGGGTCTCGATCTGAAGACTATTGGCCGGCGCATTGGCATTTCTGGATCCCATGCCAAGAAGCAGCTTGCCAGCTATGGCGTAGATACCAGCGGAGCAAGGTATCGCATACCGCCAACCGGGGCCGGTGTAGTCGCGCCGAACAGCGGCACACGGGGTCTTGCAACAAGCATGTGGAGGCGAACGTGACGATGACCCCAGAACGCCTTTCCCCGGAGCGCCAGAAGCTCCTGACCGATCTTCGCGAAGCGCTTCAGGCCCTCACCAAGAAATACGACCAGCCCGATCCTCTTGCCTCGGCCATTTCCGCCGTCCACGCCAGCAGGAAGAGGCATCCAACGGAATGGGTGGAGGTGCAATCGTGAGAGGATATTGCGGCATCGCTCTCCTTGGAACCAAGTTTCCCTCCAACGTGGGAACAGTCCTTCGGTCGGCGCACTGTTTCGGTGCTGATTTCTTGGCGACCATTGGCGCCCGCTATGTGCGCCGGCAAGCGACAGATACCACAGCGGCTGAGCGCCATGTTCCGCTATTCCACTTCGGAAATGTTGAGGCGTTCATGGCTTCGCTGCCGTCGACCGCACAAGTTGTTGCGATCGAGGTGGATGGGGTGGCCGACCTATCGTCATTCCAGCATCCAGAGCGCGCCGTATATCTTCTGGGAGCAGAAGATCGGACGCTTCCTTGGAATGATAAATGGAAGCGCGTCCGAATACCCACGAAGCTGTGCCTAAATTTGGCCGTCGCCGCCAGCATCGTCCTCTACGATCGCGAGGCGAAGTTTAGAAGTAGCAAGAGTTCGGCAGCGGGGCCGGAGAGTGTGTGTAGCGTCGCAGATCAAGATGCGGGCAGTGCGGGGGTTGGTCTCCGCTAGCACACGACGGCGGGCGGTTTCTCAGAGGGGTCTTGGGGGAACCGCCCGCCACTTACAAAAAGCGATGAACGAAATGTCCAGAAAACGACACCAATACATAAGCGCAAGCGTCGACATCCATGACGCTGAAGTGGAGGTCGACATCGCACAGCTGGATGACAGCGATATCCGCGCAGTCATGGAAGAGGCCCATGAGCGAGGGATAGGCGGGCCGCTTGACTATGAGCGTGACTATGCCGAGCGGGCGCTGGAGGCACTCCTGGGCAAGCGCTACGGGGCGGCAATCGCGCTTCTGGACCGCGCGCTGTATCCGTCGCAGGTAACCCCAGAAAGAGTTTGAGACCGCACTCCGCAGCAGAACGATGACCGAACCGTCCGCACCAACGAGTGCGCCGGAAGCCTGAAACAAAAACTAGGGACACAGAACAATGCGACGGATCAACGAAGGCTTTGGATGGATCGTGGTTCAGGTCATGGCGCTCTGCATGATCGGGCCGATCTTCGGAGTGCTTTGCGCGCTGTTGGCTACGGGAGCAATCAGATGACTGGGGAAAGCGACGATATTCGGCGTGAGGTTGAGGAGCCATTCAAAGAGTTGGCTCCCATTGGCGACGTGAAGGTTGCGCCAGCGCACGGTATCGCCGCCATCGCATTGAATATGGCCATGAAATACCACGACATAGGCACGGTTCAGGATGGCGCTCTTTACCAGCATTACAAACTGGAGGGGCGCAATATGGTCCCGCTTCATATCGACATGGTCTTTGAGACAGCCATCAAGATCGAGGCCCATCTTATGGGTTCGTCAAGACGTATTGCAGACCTCATCGTGAACGCCCTGGAGATCGAAGTCGCGGACGACGAGGTCGCTGCGGGACTCAAGGCGCAGAACACTGAGCAGAAGTAGGGAGCCTGAGATGAGCGAGAAATACACCATTGCTTGGTACGGCAGCACAGAAATCGAAGCCGACAGCGCCGACGAGGCCGCGGAGAAATTCTGGGAACTCGCCGCCTGCATGAATGCTGGCGATCTGGCGGACGGGAGCCTGCAACCCAGCGACCCGGAGACTAAGGCCGAGATGGAGGCTTCGCGGGCGCGATTATTTCCCTTGTCCAGCAAGTCCACCGAGGCGGCCAATGGCTAAAGTCATCGCCATCGACGACATTCGCATCCGCCGCGCCGCCAGGCCGAAGCTGAAGGCCGACCTTGAGGCTTCCGTGGACCTTGAGAGCAAGAAGCGGATCGAGCGAACCCGCGCGGCACTCCTCGACGCTCTCAAAGACTTAGTCCTGCTAGAGGGCGGCGAGACCGCAGTTGAGTGGACAGAGAAGGCGCTCGATCAGTTGAAGATGGGGATGCAGCCATGAGCTTGTTCAAACCGGCAGAGAACACGATGGCCTACTTCAAGGCCGGCCTGATGGGCGAAGCCGGAAGCGGCAAGACGCACACGGCAACGCTGGTAGCGATCGGCCTCGTTCAGCACCTCAAGAAGCTTGGCATTAGCGGGCACGACCGGCCAGCGATGTTGCTCGATACCGAGAACGGATCGAGCTGGATCAAGCCGATGTTCGATGAGGTTGGCATTCCGCTGCTCGTCGCTAAGACGCGCGCCTTTCGTGATCTGGTGCCGGCGCTGCGCGAGGCTGAGAAGGGCGCCAGCGTTTTGATCGTGGATAGTGTGACCCATTTCTGGGAGGAACTTCAGGCGTCCTACCTGGCTCGCTTGTCCGAGCGCAAGGGGCGGGCGATCACGCGTCTTGAGTTCCAAGATTGGAACTACATCAAGGGCACGTGGCGGAAGTTCTCCGATGCCTTCGTGACCAGCAACCTGCATTGCATTCTGTGCGGGCGGCTTGGCTGGGAATACGAGACCGTCGAGGAAGACGGCAAGAAGCAGATCGAAAAATCCGGCGCCAAGATGCAGGCCGAGAAGGGCCTGGGCTATGAGCCCAACATCCTCGTTTGGATGGAGCGCAACATGGACCTGCACACAAAGGTCGTGGCGCGCACAGCCACCGTGCTCAAGGATCGCTCGCGCCGGCTGGACGGCAAGCAGTTCCCGGACCCAACGTTCGCAACATTCCTTCCTCACATAGACTTCATGGCGCTCGGCGGAAAGCACGAGGCCGCCGACACGACTCGCAACAGCGAAGACATCATGCCTGACGACGATGCGCCGATGTCGGATATCAAATCGATCCGCCGCACCATCGTCGTCGAGGAAGTCCAGGCGCTGATGGTGAAACACTACCCCAGCCGCAGCGCAGAAGACGTGAAGGCCAAGAACGGCTTGCTGCTGGAATTCTTCAAGACGGCGAGCTGGACCGAGGTTGAAAAGCTCATGCCGCTGACGCATCTGCAATCCAACTACGATGCGCTGCACCGCAAGCTGGAGGGCAAGCCGTCGCGATACGACGTGGCCGCTCCGTCAACCGAGCCAGTCGACGAAATTCCGTTCACGGAACCCGCAAAGGAGGCGACGCCGCAGATCAATGCTAGACCGCCCGCGCCAGATGAACCACTCGACAAAGAAGCGGCAGCAGCTGCGCTAGCGGGCTTCTCGGCCGCCATGACGAGCGCCCACACACAGAACAAGATCACTCGCGTCTGGAACAAGTGGGCGACCGTCATCGAGCAGTGTGACAAGCTCGCCCAGTCTGAATTCCTGCTGGTGAAGGCAGGCGCAATGAAGCGTGTGAAGGACGATGGCGAGGCTCGATTGCAAGAGGACGCAAAGCGCGCGACGGCGGCCGGATACAACGTTGGCCCCGCGCTCGCCGAAGCGGCAGCGGAGTGACCGCTATGGACCCTCATACCAGCACCATCAAGGAGCTGACGGACAAAGTCAGGCGCATGGCTGCGGAAGGCCTCGGCTACGAGGATGCCTGGGTCCGTCACAAAGTTCCTTTGGCGTGGCGGGATTGGGTGCGGGACATCATGATCTACGGGGGGAAGCGGTGATGGCCACCAGATCGATGGTACGGCTAACCGTTGAGCGTCTGCGCGAGCTTCTTTCGTATGACCCGCGCACTGGCGTTTTTACATGGAAGGTTAACAAGTCTTCGAGAGTGGGAGTCGGACGCAGGGCTGGGTGCGCGGATGTGCGCCGCGGGTACGTAGAAATTTATATCGACGGCCGATCGCACCGGGCACATCGGCTTGCTTGGCTCTATGTGCACGGCAACTTGCCGACCCGGATGATGGTCGATCACAAAGATGGAGATGGCGGGAATAACCGCATCGACAACCTGCGGCTAGCTACTCGCTCGCAAAATGCCATCAACACCAAAACAATGACGAGCGGAGTCTCTGGCTACAGAGGCGTGTTCCGAAATCAATATCTCAAGCGACCGTGGGCGGCGAAAATAAAAGTCGCTCAAAAGGAGATGTACCTAGGTGCGTTCTATACTCCAGAGGAAGCAAGCGCGGCGTACGAAAACAAGAGAAGAGAGCTCTTCGGAGAGTTCGTACCCAAGAGGGTTTAAGGGAACGCAATGCGCACCTCTACAATTTGTCCCAGCTGCGGATGCGAGCTGACGAAGCCACGCTCGGGGGCGGATCATCGGAGATTTTTTGCCGGCATCCGAGCTGCTTATTTTCACTGGCGCGGCGATTTCACGCCCACGTCAGAAGATCAGCTACGGGCATATCTTCTCATTCGCGTAGGGCACTTCGATGTCACCTCCATCCCGGCTCCAGAAGGCATCTCAGAACACGAAACACTGCTGCGGCTGTTCAGGCTGTCGGTGGAGGCGGCGGCGACGGCGCTGCAGAGAGCCTACCCCTACGTGGATGTTAGAATTAGTGCGGCAGGCGCTGAAATCTTCACGCCCCGGTCTATCGACTACAGAACCGTCAGCCAGCGCGAGTTCGGTCCGATCCGAGATGCGGTTGAGGCGTACATCGAAGCTCAACTAGGCGTGCCGATGCAGCGGCTACTTGCGGAGCAAGCCGCATGATCATCACCCATTCCCCCTCTCCCGTAGAGCGCGCCCGCGAGTCCAGAAAGCTCGCCAGATGCATTGAGCAAGGCTGGCCCATCTCCAGGATCATGACCAAGTACAGGGTATCGGCGGCGAGGGTGTATGAGGTGGCGAGGGAATATCAGATGGAAGTGACCAGGCCAGGAGAGGACAGGCAATGAAGTGGCCGCTCGGAACGCGAACCATGTCACTCAATGGAGAAGAGCCGCAAGCTCTGATCAGCCCGCACGACGCGGCGACTGAGTGCGCGAATCTTTACGCCGCATTTGACGATTGGCAGCGCAAGCAATTTGCGCGACGCCTGAGAGACCTCGGCGCAGACCAAACGATGACCGTATCAACGGCGACCTCAGGGCGTGAACCCATCGTGAACCCATGACCAACGAAACCGTCAGTCCCCACCTCTGCCAAATCACCCAGGACAAGGTCGAGAGCTTCTACTGGCGCATCCTCGCCAACGGCGCCATTCCCTACCATGTCAAATTGGAGCTCGACGCCTTCCGCGAAAGCCGGACCCCGTGGGACGGACTGAGGGTCGCCAACGCTCTGCATCATTTCAAGATGGTGCCGGAGATCGTGAAAGAGCTGGACGAAATCGCCAAAGAGGCTGGGATCACGCCAAGGGAGAGGGCGCAGAAATGAACCCGCGCCCGTCATCTACCAAGGTCCGAAGGGAATGCTTCGACCGCGAGAAATGGACCGATCTCGTGACGGGTCGAATCATGCTGACTTGTCATATCTGCGGCATGTCGATTGACCCCGTCAGAGAGCGGTGGGATGCGGAGCATACGTCACCCCACGCCAACGGAGGCACCGATGTTCGCCCAGCCCACGTGGCGTGTCATCGGATCAAAACAAGCACGCAGGACGTTCCGGCGATAGCAAAGGGCAAGAGGGTTCGGGATCGTCATTTCGGCATCACCCAATCCGCCAGCATCATGCCGGGCTCGAGGCGGTCGCGGTGGAAGAAGAAGATCAACGGGGAGGTCGTGGAGAGATGAGCGATCTAGAGCAGCGCATCAGTGTTGAGCGTCTGTCGCGTGATCTACGTGCCGTTCTGAGAGAGGCCACACAAAATGTGTAAGCACGAGGATTTCAAGGCCAATGTTGGTGTGGCGCGCCTTGAAGATAGCGGCGGCTTCGTCGCGGAGATCACCGTGAAATGCAGCCAGTGCGGCTTGCCATTTCAATTTCTCGGACTTGAGCCTGGTATCGACACACAGGGCGCTTCCGTCAGCATCGACGGACTGGAGGCCCGCATAGCAATCGTGCCGAACGGCAGTCGCCCGAACCCAATGCAGAGGATGGCCTTCGGCGTACGTAAATTCGAGTCCTGAGAAGAAGGAGAAGCACCATGCACGCATCAACCTACGAATATCTGAAGCCGACTGACGATCAGCTCAACACCATGAACGCCCACCGTTTGGCGGCCAAGGCTTATGGGGATGCCTTGGAGGCTCTACTGCCTGACGGCCCCGACAAGACGTTCGTGATCCGAGCACATCGCTCCAATGCGATGTGGGCAAACGTTGCCATCACGCGGCAGCCAGATGGTTCGCCGCGCACGTGAGAGTTTTACCCAAATGCGTGGCTTCCTGAGGGTCCACCAACAGCTCGTCGGCCCAATAGTCTTAGGCCTAAGCCAGATATCCTCCATCGAGCCCTTGAAGGTTCCCGGCAACGGCAAGGCTCCATTCGCCCAGATACGCATGGGCAACGGCATGTGCATCGATACGGCAGAGACGTGGGAAGAGGTGCAGGAGGCTTTGGCGAAGGCTGGGGAACCGCCGGCCAAGAAGAAATAACGATCCAGGTGTGGAGATCATGATAACGACCACGCATCGCTACAAACACATGACGCCAGAAATGCGCCCGCAAGACCCGAGCTTGAATGGTGACGGGCTTCGCTTCGAGACGCTGGAGCACGGCGGCGAAGAGCCCGACACCATGCCCCAAGCAATCAAGCTGATCGACGCTGATGGCCGTTGGTGCATCTACGAGCCAACGACCGTGAGCGGCAAGGTCGTGCAGTCGCATGGCTATGACCACAACGAAGAGCCAAAGCCGACGCTCTCGGTTGTCAAATAAGCTGGGCCAATGCCTACGGCGAAGCCGAAGAAATAAACCAACGGAGCGGCTGTGGACACGAACGATAACGACCTGATCCTCGCCCGGATGCGAGGCGTCCCGGCTCAAACAACGACGCAGCTGGAGGCGATGATGGACCAAACGAACCCGCAGAAGCTTGAAGCGAATGACAACAAAGGACAATGGGTAACGCGCCGCGCCCCGCACATGGAGCGCTACGTCACCATTGCCCCAGTCGTGATCGAGGATTGGCCGGACGCTCATCATGTCTTCCTGCAAGTCACCAATCAGCGCTTCTGCGTGACGCCACACGGGTGCGAGACGAAGGAGGAAGCCGAGTGGACGCGCGACATGCTGTGCATCGCGCTTGACCAAGTGG